ACCATTGTTCTCAGTATAAATGAGTACGTAGTGTTTGGAGCAGTTGTCCAGTTCAATGTCGCTTGACTAACCGATCCACCGCCTGTTATGATAGTGCTACCAGCAGACACAGTGTATGTAAATGGACTTGTGTAAAGGTCATTTCCTATCGTTGCATTATCGTAAACGACAGTGTTCCCACTTGGATCTGTTACAGACAGGCTGTTTGTTACTGATTCAGTAGGTTCTCCAGTTATGGATCCAGTTACCGTGAACTCATTTTGACTACAGTCAAGACATACCGTATGTGATATAGCCGTTATCGCCATCTCCTATTACTTTTTACAACTGCAAGACTTCTTGCCCATCTTTTTGCACTTAGCGCAAGCTTTTGCTGAAGACATTTTCTTACCAGACATTTTTTTACCGTAAGCCATTTTTACCATGTTTTAAATTTCTTATGCCAATATAGAGGGCTGAACTTATCATTCGCCTTCTCTGAATCCTTTCCTCCCATCCTATCCCAAAACTTATCCTTTCTTTCCTTATTCTTGTGTTGGGAAAAGTCTTTCATCTTACTATCCCCTCCGTGAACGATCTTGTATTTATCTCCCTTCTTGGCAAGTACCATCCACTTCTTTCCAGGTCGTGTGGATTTCTTCTTAGCACCTACCTTGGTGAAGCCTTTTTTCTTGTATCGTTCTGGAATACCAGATTTTTTACCCTTTTCTGCCACGTTTAACCGCTTTTACTCGTTTACCCATTCCAATCTTACTCTTCTCCCTCTTCTTTCTTGCGAGTTCCGAACCTGACATTTCACCCTTTGTCTTAGGTGTCTTGCTCGAAACACGCTTAGTAGGTCTGCAATACTCGTTCTTACCACCAGCACCACAGGCTTTACCTGTTCGGGTATCAACCCATTTTTCCTTTTCCCACCTTTTTAGCTCCGTTCCTGACTTACTCTTCTTTACTGTACCACTCGCCTTACGGCACTTTGCTATAGCTTGTGATGCTCTTGCACTCGGAAATACTTTGTACTTCGCCTTTACTTTTCTATAACACGCATCCTTCGGCATAACTCAAAGGTACGGAATTTTGAGGATATAACATTGTATAGTTCAGGAGCGTTACCAGTTCATGAGTGATTGACGAATACCTTGGTGGTTTACAATCGTTGAATCAGACCTAAGACCACTTCTAACAGCATCCACAACTGGACCAGATCTTTGATTTACGTTGTTCTTTTCGTTATATAGCTTTACATACTCAATGACAAACTCTGGTCCAACCTTTTTCTTTGAATTTTCTGCTGTGATCACAATATCTATCATCCTATCGATAACCTCTGGAGACAATGGGTCTTTCTTTATGATATCCTCGTTTCTAAATGCGCTTGCCATTGACAAAGCCATTTTCCTATACTTGTTTTTTCCAGGCTTTACCGATAATATATCATTGTACTTATACCTACTTGACTCATCACCTACTGGATTTACAAACAGGACTGCATTCCTGTCTATAAATTCAATGTAGTCCGATAACGCCTCATTTGAATCAAATTTCATGTCTGGGTACTTCTTTGACACCGCCTCCATATTGGCAAGGAACCTATCCTGTACATCAACTATGTATTTTCTTGTTTCAGTCTCATTCACCAATTTACCAAAACCACCCTTTTCATTAGCGTCTTTAATAGCCATTCTTGCCGCCTCTTTGACAAGATACTCCTTATCATCAAGTGCCTGAAGTTCTTTTTGAAATTCATCTACGCCACCCTTGTCCATTCCCTTTCTTGATGACGATGAGTGTATTACCTTTTTTGATACCATGTCATAAAGATCCTCAGAGAATGAACGCTCCTTGTCTGTTATGTCAAGGTCGTTAAACTGGTTCAATGCAGCATATCCCACAGCAACATACAGGTTGTTTCTTGGGTTTGTAACCATTCTTTCTACAAGATGTTTGTACTGAGCTGGTGAGAATGATGTTCCAGTTGCATCCTTCATTTCAAGTGCAAATGACTTATAGAAATCCTCCGTGTATGGATTCCACAATCCCTTAACGGCATCTGATGTACCAGCGGAGTTGAATGTTTGTGGCTCTATCATTCTGTTTCTATATAGGTCATATCCAGTAATAGCCTCTATACCACCTCCAATAAGTGGGTTTGACTGGGCGAGTGTTTTTGGAGCATCCCAACCGCTTCTGATATTACCATTCTTATCAATTGGAGATATGTTCATTGGTAAAGCGTTATCGAAGAACGCATGGTTTATTCTAAGTGCATTCTCCTTACTTACAATTGAAACAGCATCATCACCAGCAAGGAAATTGTCATAACCTATTTCAAACATCTCATAGAATGGTACTAACTGAGGATGTTTTTTCAACCTTATGCTCGTGTAATTACCATCCCTATCCTTTCTACCAGTTGGTATTAGGAAGTATTTCTGTTTTACGTAGTCAGACGCATTATCCCTTGTCTCTTTAATGATATCATTTACTTTCTTATCATCATCATCATCTTTAAGTGACCAAACAAGGAAAGTAGCCATGCCAATTACCGTACCATAGAACATGGCCGCTGACTGAGCCATCCTGCTTGTTGTCCTGATAGGATTCTTCTTATACTCCCTTGCAGAAGTTACCGTACCCTGCATTGCTGCATTCAGGTATGTTGAGTATTTATCAAGCTGCTTCGTAGATTCACCACCCTCCGAAAAGTTCATAAGCTCTCTGGCAATTGCCGCAGCCTTGATCCTTGCGTTCTTTCTCATTTTCTCCTCCTCTTCATTGGATAGACCCTGTTGCTGTACCATCTTGTCTATCTTGGCATACTCGAAATCTCTTGTTCTCTGATATGCTGTAAGTCTTGGTGCTATTTCAGCAACCTTGTTCAGTATGAGCGTAGCTTCAGCTATTTTAAGTAAAGCCTTTCTTGTTCTCACATATCCAGCATATCCAAGTTCTGATTTCTCAATTGCGGACTCAAGACCAGTTCTGATCAATTTAGCGGCATCGGCCATCCCACCCTGTGTATATAAGAAGTCCATCATTATACCCTCATTTACAGCCTCCGTAAAGAGTTCGTCTTCGCTTATGATACTTCTTATTACACCCTTTTGATAGAAAGGAACCCCAACGAGGTCTTTTGCTATTTGAGCAGCTTTAAATGGCATTATTTCACTGAACCCTTTGGCATCTGAGAATATCATCAATTGTTGAAGGTCAATAGCTGAAGCCGTAATACCGAAAAGTGGTGATAATGCTCCTGTCGCAAATGTTTTAAGAACTGCAACTGGACTTGATAGTATCTTATCAACAACCTTCCCAACGGCTGAATCACCGATAAGACTACCTGGCCTCATATTGTACCACTGGTTGTAAAGATCTCCTCTGATATAGAACTGTTTTTTTACACCATTCTCATAGTATCTTACAGGTAGATATCCAGTTGATTTCTTTGTCGAGAATGCATCAAGTGTTTCCTTTATGGTTTCAAGCTCCATCTGCTCTTCCTTTGTAAGGCTTGCCTTATTTGAAAGAGTATTGAATTTAGTCTCAAGAGCAGAAATCTCATTTGCCATGTATAGGCTTAGATCATTCATCTTTCTAAGACGCTCCCTTGAGTTGATATAGTTTCCAAGCAGTGCCTCGGAATTTGTTATCATCTCAAAGAAAGATCTATCTGTCGCATCTGGCTTTGCCTTTGCATCAATACCATCTCTAAGGGTCTTAATGGCATCCTTGTTCATTCCGAAATTTGAGGCAAGCATCCTATCAATATATTCAGAACCCTCTCTCGAATTGATTATATCGTCATTTATGTCTAAAACCGTCTGCATGAACACCCTTGGAGAATACTCTATTCCAGTCATTGCATCATACTGCTCCTGAGATATTATACCATCGGCAAGATCCTGATCAAGCATTTCCTGGAACTTGGCAAAGTATTTATCAGCACGATCATTTAACTCATCAAATACCTTATCACCTATTTCATTACGCTTTGAGTCAAGCAGTTCATAAGCCTCATTCAGACCGTTCTTTACACCTCTATTATTGGTGAATGTTACGTTTTCAGCCTTCAATACTTTATCAAGCGCATTTTTAAGCTCCTTGATCACCTTGTTCTGCTCAGACAATATCTCCTTTGCAGTAAGGTTTGGATTAGAGGCTATAGAGTTCATTACTGGCATCATTGACATCAGCGTTTCAGCCTCTTCAATGATCATATCCTTCAGTAATGGAGAATTGCTTACCGTGTCGATAAGATCAATCATTGTCTGCTCAAATGATGCAAGATATTCTCCCCCCTTTTTAGTGAAGAACTTAGGCGGAGAGTTGAAAAGATCCTCAATCTTGTCAAGGTTATTAAATGCCCTTGACTGATTTATAGATATGATCCTCCTTGCGATGATTATCTTGTCAAGGTCATCTCGTTTTGTTGGTCCAAGTCCATCGTAGATCTTTTCGTATGCCTTATCAAATGCAAGTTTAGCAACGCCATTTGAACCGAGTGCGTTGATTGTTCTATAATATGCATATTCAAGTTCTTCTTGATTTCTCATGTAGTCCTTCAGTTCACCCCTGAAATCAAAAAGCTGCTTGTTTGTACCCTTTATTATTTTTCCAGGAGAGTCAACAAGTCTCTTTATTATTCCAGCCTTCTTCTGATCATCTATTGAGTCTTCAAGACCGTCTTTGATCCTTGGTTTTCTAAACTTTAATGGTTTTCTTTCTTTAAGACCGATAGGGAATGTCTCTGTTCCCACCTCCTTATTACCCTTACGCTCCATGAAGGAGATGTAATTGTCAAGGTGCTTCTGATTATTAAATTCCTTGCTTATTGTGAAGTACTTTCCGTATCTATTTTGGAAGTCAATACTTGCACGTACCTTTTGGTCTGGGGCAGCAGCTTTTCTTTCTTTAACACCAGGTTTTTTAGCGGCAGGAGCTTTGTCTTCTAAGAACGAGTCCCTGTATTCTATACCAGCATTGTAGTCATCAAACTTCTTCTCCTTTATGCCGAGTTCATTATTAGGATCATACACCATGGCAACAACATCTGGAGTGCCATGCTTTTCCTTATTCCATCCGTCAGGAGCAAACTCTTCATTGAATGGAATCCTTGCGGCTATCCTGAACCCGTTTCTCTCGTATATCTTTGTAAGATACCCGTCAAAGTTGTCAAGCTTTGTACCTCCTTGGTTTACAGCCTCCTGTAGGATATTGTCTGCAACTCCTTTTGCCTTTGACGTAGGTAGCTTGAATACACCCTTGATGTCTCCGTCATTTGAAACGAATCCATAACCGCCATCAACGCTTATTACCTTGCCCTTTTTTGCAGCACTTAAACTCACAGAATCAACGCTCCAATACTGCGTAGGATCAGAATCCTTTGTTTTTTCAAGTTCTGATACAAATTTTTCTGGAGAGGCTTTACGTTGTTTCCCAGTTACTTTTGGCTGTGCTTTACCAGATTTGACATCAAGTATTGATTGCTTTATTTCTTCGATCCCGTTTTTGACATCTTTGCTATCTGTTCTGCCAAGCTCTTTAGCTCCTGATCTGACAGATTCTCTAACGGATTCGATATCGGATTCTCTTCGTCTTGTTTCATTTAATTCTTTTTTAATTTCAGATTCTTTTACACCAAGTTCTTTAGCAAGTCTTATTGCTGCTGTTTCATAATCTGGTTGCTCATTATCGCTTACATCTTCTTTTCCAGATGATTCTTGCGCTCCTTCTTGAAAGGTTTTATAAAGACCTTTCTCTGGATACCAGTTTACAGCTTGAAGATCAGCAATTGTTATGTCAATTCCAAAATCATTTTTTAACCTATCCTGTACAGAATTAAAAACATCTATAATGAATGCTCTTTGTGATCCTCCTTTTGGAGCCTCTATTTCACCCCTATTGTCTTTTGCAAGAGAATTACCAGCCTTTCTCAGTTCATTAAGATTTCCTTCAGATATGATTTTTCTTTTATCTGTTTTTGCAGATACTTTTTCAATTGAATTTGCAAGATCTATCATATTCATTGAAGAATACCCTGGTATGAGACTTCTTAGTGTCTTTTTCTCTTCGTTTGATAATTTTGAAATAGAATCTTTAAGTCTTATTTTACCATTGTTTACTTTAGCTGTAGATCTATCTATAAGTGTACCAGTAAGTCTACCGTATTGACGCATGAACCATCTATCCATTGTAAGTTGGTCAAATACGCCATTAAGGTTCATATAGAATCCATTTCCGATTTTTGCCCCAAAAATTGAAGCACCATAAACCTCTGTATTAGCAAGAAATCCAGATAAGAGATTTTTTGTATTTCCTTTTTCGTCCTTATATTTTAAATCTGAAACGGTAAATTTCTCATTTAAGAATCTTGAAAAATCAGACATTGGAATTATGTCAAGAACATTATTCACCAATTTTAGAGAAGATTTTATTCCAGAACTTTGTGTGCCAATAGATTTCTTCTCATCAAATTTTCCGTTCTTTTTAAAGTATTCATATTGCCTGTTTGCCTCTTTGAAATTATCAAACACCTTGTTACCATTTGATGTAATGGCAAGAACTATTTTAAATGCAGATTCAGCGTCTTTATTTGTTGATAGTTCTGGGTGGATCAACGACATTACAGACATTGCCGCTTTTGTTTTTGCATCGTACCATCCAAGAGCGTCTGGGTATGCTTGTAATGCGATAAGTGTTTCATTTATGTAAGCATCAACAAGGTATTCTTTCAATGGTTTATTTTCACCAATTCTGCTTATCTCCGTAAATGATTTTACCCCATACTTCTTCTTTATTTCTTTTTGATCCTCTTTAAATCTTTCTTGAAGAGCGTTTTTAAAATCAAGATTATTTGCGTATGAATATTCTGACGCAAATTTTATTGCATTTGATATTGAGTTATTTAATACTCCAACATTTTCTGATATACTTTCCTTACTTGAAAGCCTTTGTTTCATTGATACTGAATCCTCTCTCTCAACACCAGTCTTTATCTCAAACTCTCCAGATCTTAGATCCTCTGCGGTAATAGCCTCTCCAGCTCTCATAGCCTCAGACAGTCTGTTCAGAACCTTGACAACATCAGCGTCTTTTGACACTGCTCTGAAAAGATTCTTCCCACCGAATCTCCTTGCCATCCTGTTTAGGTAGTCTTTGATGATGTTCTTAGCACTTAGGGTCAGGTTCTTGAACTCTGATGCAAGGAATCCAGCAACCTCAGCTATGGTTTCCTCTGGACGCTCAGATGCCTCATACTGCTCAAGCCATCCCTTCAGTTTGTCTACGATTGCCTTATTGCCACCAGAAGAGCGCACAACACCTTCTACCATTCTCTGTGTGAGGATACGCGCCTCTGTCTCGTTCTTAACAGCATTATAGATAATAGGGTGTATCATCTCGTGATACACTGTCTCGTCACCAGCCTCTTCGTGTGCAAGGTTTATATGTATGGTATCATTGGTTGCATCGTAAACACCAGGACCATCAACACCAGTTGCAGCCCTGTATGATTCGTCTGTTTCATGCACCTTTACCTTTGTGTCAGGAAGGATGTTGGACTTGAAGTTAAGAATGTTTGCTACAGCCCTAAGTGCTGCTCTTTTTCTTTTCTTGGTTACAGCATCGTCATTTGAATTACTGACCTTTTCAAGAAGTTTACTTACAATACCCTGAGTGGCAGGGGCTACTTCTTTTTCTTTACCTTTTTGGGTAGTGACTTCAGGTTCTGCTTTGGGTTCTCCTTCCTCCACTTTTTCGCCAGCTTTGGCTTCTGGCTGTACAGGTACTTCACCTGCTGCTTGCTCTTGAATGGCATCTTTCTTTGTTTTAGGTTGTTTTTTTAATACCTCTTCCTCTACCTGAACCTCCTCAGTTATTATTTGCTGAAGCGCAGCTTCAGGAACAGATCCGACTTTATTCTGTCCATCACGAATGGCAAGATCCATGGCTGTTTCACCAGTGAAAGTAACCCTAGTTCCACTCCTGTCCGTTACCGTTACACTTTCCAGAACACCGTTTTCATCAAATACTATGTCCCCATCATCAATACGCATAGACGGGGTGTCAAGTATAAATTCTGTACCGTCTTCTCGTGTAGCTTTTACTACGCCTTTATCGGTTGTAAACCTTACATTTTCTTCTCCATCGATGGTCCCAGCTGCGTTGTCGAAGAAGCTTTCAACGGATACTTTTTCTGCAAACGCTCCAAGATTCTTAGCTGTACGGCTTTGGGTAACTGTTTTAGTGCGAGTTTCTGTTGTAAATTCATAGTTATCTAATTGCTCTGCTGTGTCGTACAGCGTGTTTGTTATTATTTCTTTTGTCTTCTCGTTAAGGTCTGAGTTCTGAACTGCCTCTATCTCTGCGAATATATCGTCAATGGCAGCGTTTATATCGTTCTCATTAATACGCTCTGAGTTTTCAACCCTTGTCATTATAGGTGCTATCTTAGCACCGATACCGCCTTCTTTAGTTACACTTTCGTTGTAACCTGAAACTTCGTCACGTACAGCTTTTGTTACACCAAGAGACTCCATTGCGGATTCGTAAGACTCCTTGTCAGTCTTATATCCCTCTATTGCTTCTGCAAATCCTTTTTGAGTATCTGCATCATTCATTATGGTTACATCGATCTCTCCATTTATAACTCCTTCAGCAAATTTTGAATTAGAAGCTATTTTAGCAAACTGTTCTTTTGTTACACTTACATTATTTATAAAATATCCCTGTGCTGTTCCACCGATTATATCCTCAGACTCCTTCTTTAGCTTGGCTATCTTTTTCTTTTGAGCATCAATAAGAGTTTCGTTAGTCATTCCCTCAAGCCCCTCCTCAAGATCCCTGATCTCTGTAAGTTTCTGGAGTAGTTGACCACGGGTTACAAGTGGTAGATTTACAGGCATTTGGTCAGCAACACCGAATGCAAAATCAATCTGCTTCTTACCAAGTTTAGCATCATCCTCATTGATAAGACCCTTCATCTGCATCTCGTCAAGAGTAGACTTAAGCTGCCATATCCTCCTATTCTTAGCCTCTTGCATTGTTTCAGCAGGACCAGCTACAACTCCACCCCTACCGAACTCAAGTGGTTTTGATTCAGGAACAAGTTCTAATTCGTTTGTTTCTGGGTTTATTCTGTAGTTACCAATTGTTTTTGTGGTTTCTGTGGCTGAATACTTTACAATCTCCTCATTAAGGAAGTTGTTGAGTCTTCTTGTTGAGTTTGCTCTGCTTATATCACCAGGGACCGATGCTGCGCCAAACGCACCACCATATATACTACCTATAAGAGCAACTTCTTGCCCCTGATCTGTTTGTAAGAAATTGTATATATCGCTGAACTTACCTCCTGAGAATACCTTTTCGTACTCAGACACTCCTTCTGCTATTTCCTTTTGGGTAAGCTCTCCCTTTAAGTATCTATTGTATGCCAGCTCTTCTGCTGGTAATCTCTCCTGCAAAAGCTCTTCTGCCGCATTCATTGGGACCTGAGCCACAAACTTTGCCATAGTAGCAAGCCTACTTGATGCTGGTAAAAAGAACGTAGTCATCTCTGCGACATCAAGTGCCAGAAGATCCATGTTCTCAGAGTATGTTTTAGCAGCCTGTTTTGAGGCATAATCTACAGATTCGCCCCTTTCTATCAGATCATAATACTGAAGACCAGCCTCGGTAAAACTCTCCATTGCCCTCATGCCGATACCAGAAACAGTACCAGTAACAAGCGCACGAGAAAGACCAGTAAGACCAACTCTTGTTGCAAGTGCTGTAGTTCCAGCTCCAACACCTATTCCTGGTGCCATTAAAGAAAACGTCAATGGAGCAGATGGGGCTACCCTTGTAGCCCACCAGTCTTCATTGAATGGGTTCTCAGCAAACTCTTCAAATCCGAACTCTCCAAGATCTATCATTGGATTATCAGATTTTATCTGATTGTTTATTGAGGCAAGTTTTTCACTTAATGTATTTTCTCCTACAAGATATTCAACACCACCAGCAATACTAGCCGCTAAATCTCCCATTCCACTACGAATACCCCTACCAAGTTTTGTATCCTTTTCTGTAGTAATAAGACCGCCAAATGCAAGCTTTTTCCAATCAGAATCTATCTCTGATTGCTCATCCTTGTACATTTGCCTAACCTTGTCAGACAATTTTCTTCTGTACTCTTCATCTTGTTTTGATAGACCCTTTAACTGATCCAAAGATGATTGTAGCTCACCGTATATAGCCTCTGTTCTTTTACGTAATTCAGAGTCATAACTGCTTAATACCCCCTGATACTTTCTTTGAAGTTCAACCGCCTCTGGGCTTTGTGAAAGCATTATGTTTATTTTCTGTGATACAGCAGAATTAGCCTCTTCTACCGTAATTTCACCAGAATTTACCTTTGCTTGATATTCAGATAACAGGTCTTTATATTCCTGTGAATTAGAAACTCTATTTATAACCCTATCCTGAATCTGCTCAAACTCAAGTGTCATTCTTTCTTGAGCCTTCTTAGCCTTTACGTCATATGGGGTATAAATAGATTTAAGTTCATTCTCGTAACTATTTATTTCATTTACAACTTTATCTACATCACCCCTTACTTCATCTAAGTTGTAACCAGTTTCCTTAGATACTTCATTTGCTGCTGCCTCTAGTCTTTTTCTTTCTTTATAGTTCTGCTTGATCTGAGACTTCATCATTCTTTTAGCCTCACCAGAAAGTTCCATATCTTCAGCCTTAGAATCAACCCATTGACTTATTGTTTCGTCAAGTTTAAGCTCTGATCCTTCAACGTGATTAGGAAGTAACATCTCATAAATGTTACCAGTCTCTTTTTTTACCCTTTTACCATACAATATCGAAGGTCCTTCTTTCTTATCTGTATATTCAGACATATCAAGATAAGATTGCATTACCTTGTCAAGATCAGCTTCAGCAATATCAATGTATGCGTCACCACTTTCAGCAAGTCCGTAAAGCTTATCCTGCAACACAGACTTCTTAGCCTCGTTCAGGGCAAGGTTATATCTATCCTCTTTTTCCTGATCCCTCTTCATTACATCAACAAATCTTAAATCTCTTGGATCTCCCTGAGCCTCCCTTACCTTAACGTCTTTAGGTGCGTACTTGTCTATTACATTGCTTGATGACATATAATTCTCATCGAACAGCTTATCGCCAATGTCCTCATAAAGTTCCTGACGTATTCCAGCTAACTTTACAGCTCTTCTCTTAGCATCTAACTCCACTGGAGTTAAAACCTCTCCAGTTTCAACTACTTCCTTTACTACCGTACCAGTATCATCAACACGGAATATCTCCTGTGCATCTCCAGCAATATCTATTTCATACTGCTTCTTAGAATATATGTTGCCGTCCTTTGATTTGTATGTAACATATCCAAGCTTATCATCTTCTATTACTGAATTATAAAAGGTATCATGATCCTCTGACTTCAGTATTCTACCAGTCTTTGGATCTCTTGAAGATAAATGGTATTCGCCAGGAGCAACTTCAATTGGCTCCATTCCTGCCTTATACGCACCATACAGGTCATATCCATCTGTCTCTTGTTGAAGATTCTCTGGTAGATTTGACTTCCACTCCTTATAATCAGCGTCTTCTACTATCTCATTTGATGGAGTGAAAGCCTCTGTTCTGAGTAGATTCTGTGAAGATGTAGGCTCAAGCTGCTGTCTTGTAGCTCTTTCCTGAGCCTTTAGAAGAGGGTCTTGAAGTGATTCCTTTAGGTCTTGAACTGGAGACTTGGCTGGGAATACCCCCTTACCTATACCAACTGAAGGAGATGGTGTAGGTCTTTCCGAAACACCTCCAAGACCAGGCAAAGGAGCTGCCTGAGTTGGAGCCTCTTGAGTCTGAACTGGTTGTGTCTGAACTGGCTGTGTCGAATCTTTTTTTTTTACTTCTGGAGTTCCCTCAAATGAAACCTTGCTTTTATATTCAGGGTATTTCTCAACTATCTTATTAGCGAGTGTAAGATTGTCTACATCTTTGTACTCAGGATACTTTTCCTTGATCTTAGTAGCAAATTCATCTACCGTAAGCAATGTGTCTTTTTCTTCCATATTTATATGCCTAATCCGAGTCTGTCTTCTGATTTGCCTAATTCTTTCATTGCATCAGCAGCCCTCTGTTTAGTGTAATCCTGTCCGAGGATCTTTTGCCAGAAGTGGTTTCTAACAGAGTCATTACCCTTGATGAGATATGTCTTGCCGTATTTTGCTTTTGCAAGTTGCTTCTGTACAAGAGAAAGTGTATCAGCATCTGGATCCTGTCTAATTGCAAGAAGTAAAGTTGCGAGATCCACATCTTTATCAGCCACATCCCCCTGGCTTATAGCCATATACCATTCCTGACCATTCTCATCAACAATTGGAGCCACTGGTATAGCGTCACTCAATAATCCAGAGTAGTTTGTCTTTTTAAACTCACCAGTGTTCTGATCAATTTCATATGACCCGTCTGTTACACTCATTGTTGTCTTACCAGCACCCTTTGTGAAAGTAATGTCGTACTGACCTTTTGTTTTAAGTACGTTACCGCCCTCAAGTTTCAGTTCACGACCTCCAGACTTATTGAATATTGATTCTTCAGATTTTCCGCTACCCATGCTGAATGAGAAGCCGCCTCCGCTTTCTTTTGGAATCGTATATTCAGTCTGACCGTATAGCTTTGGGGTTACACGCTTACTAACATAATCCCTCGCATACTTTTCTAACATATTCTGACCGCTTTCGTCCGTGCTATCCAGATCGCCTGGTTTAAGACCGTACTCAGACATCAATGTTCTCACGGCAGATTGGCCATTAGACATGAACCATGCTAATGTTCTATCTTCGATGTCTTTAGCGTTTGAAACACCAGTTTTGTACGACACCCTTCCTGTCTCAGCAAGCCTACCAGCAACTACTGGCTGTCCAGTGGAAGGATCATACATTACATCCTTATCAACACCTTGAATTAGCTTATTAACAAATGCATCAGTGTCTACCCTGTCTGTAACAACGAAATTATAAACGCCATTAGAGTAGTCAGCATCAGCTTGTGCCATTTCAGTAAACTCTTTTTCAGACACATTTTCAACATCATTAAAAGCTCTTATTATGTTTTCATCCTTAAAGGTCTTTGAACCATCAGACTTTACGTATGCCTTGAAATTTTCTGTAGCATCTACGTAACTATTGATGCCGTTGTTGAACTTGTTTATTCTTTGATATACGCCAGAAACATTACCCTCCTTGTACATGGACATGATATCGTTTATGGTTGATGCATATTCGTTCATTGCATCGTCCTTATATCTGTCATGTATCTTACTTGTGTCTACGGTTACATTCTTTAAAATGTCCTGAAGCTCATTCTGTTGTTTTGCTCTTTGTTGTTTCTTCTCCTCTATGTTTGCCATCTTCCTGGCGTGCATCTGTCTGTAAGGTGTCATGTCTACCTCGAAAGATAGAGCGATGCCTGTACTTAAAGGATTTCCGAATGGTCCGTTTGCCATGTTTATTCAAATGTATATGTTCCTGAGTCAACGCCACCTGGAACCATAGAACCTGTGGATGTTGTATCGAAATTACCAAAGTAATTATTGGTATTGAAATCCAATTGAGGCATAAACCCAGCACTATACTCTGGAGATTGAGTCGCTTGATTCTGACTATAAATATCTCCAGCAATACCCTGTGTTTGAAACATTGAAGCCCAGTCTAGTGATGGTGTTTCTGTAGCTATCTGAGTACCCAGTTCACCAGTTCCAGGGGTTCTTTCCATTGGTCTATTCTGCTTCATCATTTCAATTTGAGCAAGTTGCTCTGGAGTGTATGTTTCTTTATCAAGACCCTCCTTCCCCTCAATAGCTTCTGCGATAGTGGCTCCTGTTCCAGCAAGGTTCTTGAACCCTGCCTGTGCAGCCTGACCAAGTGCAACCTGCTGTTGGTAAAGCATCTGATTGAAAGACTGAATGTTCTGATTTTCAATAGCTTGCATTTGACCAGCAAGGCTTGCATACTGCCCAAGACTCTGCCTTTTAATAGCTTGATTCTGAGCCTCTAACTGATTCAAAGCCTCAGTGGTTCTGATCTGTGATACAGCAGCGGCAAGGTTTCCAAGACCACGCTGCTCCATGGCTCTCTGTGTTCTGCTCTGTTCAGTACCTATCGCCTGTTCAGCAGCAGCACGTTCCTGTGGAGTCATACCCTGTTGGGCTGCTCTACGTGCCATCGATGTGGCTGTCTCAAGGTCTGTGGCTGGTGAGAAGGTCTTTGCAGATGGTAGCTTTGATAGCTGATCCATAGAAACACCCATTTGAATACCACCAGATACACCTTGTATAATTGCGCCTATCCAAGCCATGCTTTGAAAGTTTAGTTATAGACTAACTTCAAAGATACGAAAAACAAAGTACAATCACTTTCTGTATACACGCAGTCTTTCCCGTACCTTGATAACGAAATTGTAAAGTCTGTTATATAATTTCTTGGTTATGAAGAACTTGACCTTGATGTAATCACCTGTAAGGGATTCTGTGTCTGCGTCAGGAGTGTTACCATTTGTAGTATCGTTCTTGATCGGGCTTCTCCAATGGTCATCGTGATCATCGAACTCACCTTTAACAAGATAGCTCTTATGACGTTTGGTTTCAAACTCCATTCTGTCAGGCTCATTGTCACTGATAACCTGAGTGGCTACAAACTTCTTGCTTGACTCAGGCATATAGTTTACAACCCCCTCAATGTATGCATCCTCAGACAGTTCTCCTGCCTCGGTCTTGTACCAAGTAGTGTACTCGCCCCTTCTATGTTCGTATATCTTATTCTCCTCAGTAGGATGAGCAGACAGGAACTTGTTTCTCCAAGGGAAGTAAATCTTAGGATGGTGTGAGTAGAACGATGAGAATCCGTTTGTCATCTCGTTGAATGCAAGCGTGAACCAAGTGTAATACTCTTCATCATTGTAGTCGATCTGTTCCCATACCTGCTCCCATAATGTTCCTACACCAGGTTCGTAGTTAGGAACACTGTTATGCGCTACCGTACATCTGTACAATCTTGGAATGTTGTCGAACGTGTCTGATGGTGCGTTAGGATTATTGACAATCGCACCTACACTGTATGGAACTGAAGGTGTTTGAACTCCTGGAACCCTGCCTGGCTCTCTTCCTGACCTCCACTCTTCTGACCTCCTTACACCTCTCCATGTCCAAATAGCCTCCTTGTACTCGTCATCCCATACAACCCTTACACCGTCACCTGCATAAGGTGTATCCTTGCCCTGAGTCCATCTTGCATCATTTTCAAGGAATGAACGTAGACCGTGTACGTCAGAAAGAACAACGGTTCCGTCTGCACCGAAACGCATAATAAGTTTTGATTCTTGGTTGTACCAGTAAAGCACATCCTTACCGCCTGGACTCTTGCCTTTTATTACAGACCACTTGTGTTCTGTTCCATATGATGATAGTGTTCTGCCATCCCTTGCAAGTACAGCCCCATCACCGATAACTACGTTAAGACCTTCTGTAGATTCTGTTTGTAGCGTTCCTGACGCATTGAAGAACTGTGCTTGGAACTTTCTTGGTTGTAGAGTGAACAGCTCACCGTTTACATTCTTGTGTGAGATTATCTCTCCGAATGCTTGGTCTATGTCTTTGAAGTTAAGTGGCAGGAACGATTGGTTCTTATCATCAAGTGTGTTCTGCTCATACTTCTCACTGTAGTCTATACGTGATGGTAGGTCTACCTGTTGGTCAATAAGCCTGTCATTGATGGATGCGTATGAAAGAACTCCGCTTGCAGGGGTGTACGACTCGTTGTATCGGAAGTTATTACCGAAACCAGTATCCATGTTCTCAAGCCAATCCGTTTGATTAGTGGGGTCTTTAGGGTATAGGAGTGATGTTTGGTCATCTGTTCTCAATTGAGAGTTCAGTCTGTTCTGAGAGTAGAACTTCATTCCACCACCCCATCCTGGAGAACTGCCTTGATATTCACTGCCAGGTCCCTCCTCTGGTATTTCCGTTGGATTTATTCTTCTTGTTGCTAGGTACGTTGCCTGTGTGAATGTATCACCACCGAATACATTTATTTGGTTCTTATTCACTATACCGTTTGTGTCGGTAAGGTCATCAACCTTGATAGAGAATCCTGTATCAATGTATTTAGAGTCTCCTGTACCACCATATTTACCTATGTTCTCTTGATACATCTGTACGTAGTAAACACCATAGTCTGTGTTCTTGTTTGGGGCTTCAACTCCTGTAAGACCATCTCTAAGTGATGCATCTGTATTTCCATCTACACGAAGAACGAGTGAGCGTGGGTTTATCCACAGGTTGTTGTGCTTGGTGTATGGTGCTTTCATTGCGGAGTCACCAGTACCAGCAACATCCCAATTCTTTGTGTTTGCGGAGTATCCCTTTCTGAATTTTGCGTTAGGGTATATGTCAGCAGCACCACCGTCACCTATGTCGAAAATATCATTGATTTCGTACTGGTCGTAAGTGGTACCCATGTTCTCCACAGTGTACTCTGAGTATCCAGATAATGGAAGTGTTGTAGTAAACAATCCACAAGCCTTATCGTTATGGTGTCTTCTGTCCATTCTATACTCACCAAATACGTTCAATTTTCCTGCGGTAGGAACAGCTTCATTATCGAATAATAGGTCAGGAGCGTAGAATGTAAGGATTCTTCTGTTTACCCAAAAAGGGTAGTATCTTCTTATATTACCTTCAAAAACCTGCCCATAATTCCAGCCAACCTCATTCAATAGCGCATCAGTTAAGTACCCAGACCCAGCTATCAATACACTTCCTGTTGCAAAACTTGCTATTTGAAGTAAATCACCAAAAAAGCTAAGTATTTGGTCGATATCCTGAGAAGCGGCACTGTTTGCTATTCTAATCTTTGTTCCAAAAGGTTGACCGTGCTTACCAGAAAAACCACCAGTATTCCCCTGTGGATTAGCATCCTCTCCATAGTGATACATTGGGGTTATCCAATGATGAATAGCATTTCCTCTAAATTCAAAATCTGGGTATCCGTAATTTGTTATATTCCAATAAAAACCACCAGTAGCATTTCCAACCCCAACAGAATCAGAGTAAAAAACCCTTCTCATATTGTTTGATATCTGCGGAAGATTGAACTGTATATCAAGGTTGTATTGAGACTCATAAGCGGCATCAATGTAATACAGATACTGATTTGCATTTGCAAAATCAAGCTTATTATCAGGGTTATTGCTAATATCTATCTGTGTCCGAACATCAAATGGTCTTATACCTCCTTGCATTGGCGATCCGCACGCAAATGGATACTCGTGGAAAGTTCCTTCAAAATCTCTCCAATTAAAAAATGGATCGTTATCATTCTCTGCTAAACAAATAGATGGGGCAATAGCATAGTATATGTCTCCATCCATTTTGCCATATGACAAAGGAAATGTAGGGTTGTTAAGTTCTGTTTTAGCAGCGAATGTAGTCCCTATATAGGTATTTGCCATTGGACTTGTAACACCAGACAAATCCAAATAATTTCCAATTGTTATTTGATTAACATTACTCTTACTTGACCCCATCCCAACAGACATCACCACAGGTCCACTCGCTATTACCTCTGGAATACATTCAGCACGAACAATCTTTATCTTACTGATAAGGTTTCTGATTGGAGTTCCGTCTATCTCGAAGTTCAGGTCAAATCCAAAGAACTCAACGTAAGGGACTTTTACCCTTCCAAACACTTTTTTCTTAGGGTAGTCAGCTGGTGGGTCTACGCTTGGAAGTAAAGGATAAAAATCCTCATCAGAAACAATACTTTCATTCAGGTCATAATTAGTAAGTATATCGTTTCCAGACTGATCCCTTCTATCATCCCCCTCTGGATTCGCCACATTGTCTGAATTTGGGTCTACCCTGATGTCATCAATCCAAGACGCTTCTGACCACGTTCCTGACTTCTTCCAATAAACCTGCACACCGAATCGGTATGTTTCGTTCATCATATAGCCAAGATTGTCGTGTATAACCTGTACATCTTGGTACTCTCCCAACTGAAACTTAGTTGATTCTGATATCCACTTCTGCTTTATTCTATGCTTGAATGTCTTACTCCATGGTCTTAGGTCAAGCTTTGGGTCTTCCTGTAGATTTGAGAATACAAGTCTATTATCTATAAGGTCTACATTCAATGCTCTCTTAGGAACATTAAGGTTGCTTACAGTTATTGTGGCAAGGTCTACAGAGAACGATGGCTCAGTTCCAAAGTGGTCAAGAATCATAGTTCTGCTTGTAATCTGACGCTCTGGAAGCGTAGATGCTGTAACAACCTCTCCTACATAATCAATGAACCCAAGTGCTATGTACTCGTACTTTTGGGTATCTATCTGTTCGATTATAAGCCTATTTGCCTTGCCTGTGTTTACGGTAGGCTCATTGCCATATATTATTCCGCTAGGTGTTCCTTGATATGCACTTACAACATTACTAATTGCAGAGTACGCACTTCTATTACCAAAGTAATCAACCAAGTAGCAGAAGTATCTCTTATTTCCAGCCTTCAAAGCACCGCCTTGAACCTGTTCAGACAATCTCACAGTTGCTTCAATAGAGTTGGATGAAACCTCGTTCTGTTCGTCTATGTTATCGTAGGTGTAGTAGTTGTTAGGATTGATATGAGCCAAAGCTCCATCCTGAATATACTCACCATAGTAATAGAATGCTCTTCTGTTATTGTAATCGTCCGTGTAGTAAAGCGTCTTTCTTCTTACATCATCTCTTCCTGTAATATCGTTAGCCTTACTCGTTAGGAAATTAAGCTGAATACTTCTAAGTAATCTTGTGTAAGACCATGCGTCAGCATCGTAGTCGTACAGTGCAACACCTATCTCACCTATAGACTGTGGGTTTCTAAGCATTACCTCGTCACCTTCAGTAAATGGTTCGTGTATACCACCAAAAGATGTATCTGTAATGATTTCTATTTGGTTTGGTGTTGGTATTCCTGACACAAGAAAAGTACCGTTCAACCAACTTGCATTTGATCCTGATATACCAACCCACTCACCTATTTGAAAGTCGTGATTTGATGAGAAAGTAATCCTTGTGGGTGCATCATATCTCTGAGTGGGAGGAGGGTTTGTATTTGCAACTATAAGACCAACATCAATTACCTTTAAATCAAGCTCCTCTGGTTCTTTCTCAATAGTTGTAGATGTAATGAAAAGATGTCCGAGTATGTCGTAACTTCCGTTGGCTATAAGCCCACCTGAAAGATTTACTGGGATAGCCTCCTGTGTTGCGAAGATATCAAGCCTGTCATCACCTGTAGACTGGATGTAGTAATCGTAGTAGTTGTAAGTGTTAAGCTCAACATCAACGTAATCAGGTCCTAGCGTGAATGTGAACTGTGCAGCATATGGAGATGATTGTAGGTTGCTGTATATGCTTGAAATATCACCTGGTGTTTGAACCACTTGTATCTCGTGGTTCTGATTCATCGTCAGGAATGTTATCTCATAGTTTCCAGATGTAACAGTAGCACCGCTTACATTTGGTGTCGCAGTAATTTCATAAATTGTATTTGGAGGAACAACTAAATCAATAGTGTTTCCGTTAATAGCTAATATCGTCCAAGTTCCATTTAGCTGAGATGGAGTTGCTCCGTCTATTATGATTGTTCCGCCAACAACAAGATTATTGACATACGGTAAATTTGGAATTGTTACAGATAGAAATCTAAGGAATCCTGATTTATTCAGGTACAATACCTCTCCTATTTCGTATGATACTGTTACCCCCTCCTTTATTCTGTACTTCTTATTCTGAGCCTGTACCTCGCCTAACGTGAACGCAAACTCATTACCCTTTGTAGGAATAACAGAACCTCCAGTGCCTCCCTTTTCGGTTAGCTTCTGAATGTTCTTTGCGTCTATGTAGTTACCCTGTCTTACATAGCGAGGATCACTGTCCTTGTCCATGTTTCCGACAGGGTTGAATCTTACTGGCTGATCACTCATTATCTATCGTTTCTATCCGAGGTTATCCACGCATTAAGAATGGCGGCTATCTCACGTTTGTTCTCTTCAAATCTTTCTCTTTGGCTCATGCCTTTCAACTGTTGCTTCTGATTCTTCCAAGTGTTCTTGTACTCCTGTCTTATGTTGACAGGATAGTTTTCAAAGAAACTAAGTGTGAACTGATAGCACAGATAAGCCTCTATTGCTCTCTCATGTCTCTCAGACATAAGCATCAACCCGTCATCGTCCACGCTCCTTGAGATGTATGCGATACGGATGGTGTCCGTTTCAAGGTCTGAAGGTGCGTGGAAGACGATATATCCCTCTTGTATTTGGAATGGGTTGTTGAATCCGTTATTGATGTTTGCAATGTTCTCACACCCACAGTCTGTAAGGTATGGAAGGTCAAGGTATGGTTGCTCAAAGCAGTTGCCGTTGGAGTCGGACATTCTTGCGCCAAGCAGTCTTATGAATCCCATTGGAAGCTTTGCACGACCATCTATGATATCAAGCGTACAGGCACGTTTTGCGTAGGTCGTATCATCACCGATATGACGCATTGCCTCGTCAGCCTTACGTAGTAGGAATCCATCGAACTCGGTAGTATCCTGTAGCCTCAACATTTCCTTTGCTGATTCTACCGCCTCCTGTAGACTTACAATGCTGTATTTACCTACCTCTATCATTTCGTTTGAATGTCACGTTGTACATTTGAATCATCCTGAGAGTTGGATATTTTGTTGACAGGAACCCTGACAGAATCCAATATCGTACCCCTTCTCACAAGGTCTTCAATACGCTTCATTGCGTCATTGGTAATAGGATACTCATCGTGGTCAAAACTGAACTGAGGAACACTTGTTGGATCCTCAAACACACCCTCTACCAGTGGATATTTTACCTTTGGGTCGTGAATCTCAAGATACTCTCTCGTGGGATCATACAGGAAGTGAACCCTTTTGTTCATGTACAGTTTGTGAACCCTTTGATTTCTTCGTGAGTTCAACTGCATACGTGTACGTATCTTTGAATAAGCCTCATTACCCTTGATGCTTCCTACATACATCAGACCATCCATCTTGTCATTTATCTCAACTGTACGTGGAAGTTCAAACAGATTATAACAGTCTGATTGTTGAATAGCCTCCTTGTACTCAGGGTAAACCCTTTGGATAAAGTTTGGATGAACCCTATTATTCTTTCGGTACATCTCAGTAATGGCAAATGCTCTCGCAGCGTTCAAAACTGTAAGCATTGTACCTACATCGTAGCGTGACTCATCGGTGAAGATTCCACCTTCATCAGCCATCTGTAATAGTTCTATGCACTCAAGCGTCTTCAATGTACTCGTATATTAGTTCTTCAAACATTTCTTCGTAGGTAACATCTACCTCCCAATCTATGAATATGTCTCCTGATATATCCATCATGGGTTATCCAACATCTCTCTGTCCGCTACCTGATACTGATTAGGGTCGCGTACCTCCTGGTAGAACATCTTCACTGCCTCATCTGTAAGTCTGTTCAGTAGTGTCTCGCTGTAGAATAGTGATAGGTCACGAACATTGTCGGTAACATCTATTACTACTTCAGGCTTTCTTATATAGTCAACACGAACAGAACGACACACAGCACCTTGAGGGTGCATGAGTATGAAGTTCTTATGTTGATTGAACCTTGGCTCATCAATACTTGGCTCTCCAGACTTTGATATTCTTCTATCGCTCTGTAGGTATTTAGCCCAATTTGCCTCAACTACTGCAATATCATCAATAAGATCTAACTGAGTCTGATTCAGTGTGATAGGATTGCTGAAGTTTGGGTTGGTAGATACTTGATAAAGTTCATACTTGAACTCACTTATCTTTTTTACCAATGCAAACCCTGTGTTCGCTGGGTTATTACCTTGAAATACAGATGCGAATATGAAGTCTTTGTCTCTTAATTTAGTAGGTCTGAAGAACTCTATTGCGGCTGGAGTTCCAGGGTATGATCTATAGACAGGAATAACATCATCTTCCTCATACATATAAGCCTCTATAGCCAATACATGAAGATAATCTTCAAGCATTGTCCTGTACTCAACGTTATTTATTATTATTGACGTTACTGCTGAACCAGTATTTGGTGTTGGTGTACCAGTAGAAGCTGTTGGAAGTGTTATCTGTAATGGAGATGTGATGGATCCTGCTGTTACAGTATGAGATTGGTTAACACCTGTCGGCGTTCCTACAACATCAGAAACAACAAACGTATCTCCCTCTACAAGATTATGTTCTGCTGCAAAATTAAATGTAGTCGTAGGACCAATTGAAACAGATGAAATAGGAACAGCTACTGTTCTGAATCTATTATTATTTATCAGCATTACCTGATCAATAACCATCAGCTCAGACAGTTCATCGAACTCCTTCTGAGTGTCAAGACCCCTGTACTTGTTCTCTATGATACGTAGGAACGCATTGTCAAACGCCCTCTGCATCTTAGGGTCGCTAACGTAATCCGAGTAGCTGTTATCTATCTTATCCTCGAATAATCTTTTAAGGTCTAATCCTGTTACCATAGAACAAAGATACGCAATGTTACGGACACTTAAAAAGACACAAAAAAAGCTAAATTCAAAAAAGGTATTTATCGGTTATAGAAAAACCAAATGGAGAGAAGCTGTTAAATACGGTTCCAAAGCCGCACAAGTAGCTCTTGCAATAGTTCTATCAATACTCGCAATAGTACATATATCGGTTCAAATATGGGACATAGTATCAAGTGCCAAAGACAAAAAAGAGGAAACCATAGAAGCGTTAGAAGAGAAATTAGATAAGCTACTAATTCAACTTGTACAAGGAAATCAAGACCAAGAAACCAATCCAAATGACTAATGCGTTTTAAAACAGCCATAGTGATATACGGTGGAGTATCGGAGCTAGGATATATACGTACACCAAAGAAACTGCAAGAAAAAGAACAATTAGAAGCATTAAGACAAGACATATCGGAATTACAGGATAAAGTAATTCTCCTAAAGCAACAGGGTCAAAAATCACCTGAACCCAATCAGACCAAGTAGAAATCAAAAAACAAAAAACTTTTGCCAACAAAAGCTAAAAACGCTATGCTATTTTTAGCCGAACCGTTGTGTTTATGGCGGTAAATATACAAAAAAAAAAGAGACCCCGACCTTACGGGGTCAGGGTCTATCAACGGATACTATCCGAAGAGTGGTTATTCACTCAGTTCGATACCGTTCTCCTCCTCATACTTGTGGATGCGCTCAATTGCACTGTCAAGATCTGCTGGGAATTTACCCTTCAACTTGTACTTCTTGTAAAGTGCCATGAAGTGCGCTCTTCTTTCGGCAGGAGTGAAGTCATCGTCATCAGACTCATTAAGGTCATTGAATGCCGTGTCATCACCATCACTCGCAAGTGAACGCTTCAGGTTATCATACATCTGTGGGTTATCTTTGAAGAACAGGGCAATGTCATCCTCATCCTTACCAATGAGAACATCACCGATGTAGAACTTATCCGCATCTTCTGTAACAAAGCCAGATACAATTCCCTTGTTCACATACACCAACATCTCAACTTTATTGGCAACAGACTGCTTGTTAAGTGATCCGAATGTCTCAAGGAATCTTGATGTGTTAGGCTCTTTAAGAAGAAGACCGTCCTGAATATCAACAAGTGTCAAAGTGATATCGTCATCACTTACATTACGTGGATCCTGCTTGAAGAAGTACATTACATCCTTTCTCTGAGCCTCTGTCATTCCGTAAACTGTTGATACTACACGGTTTACATTAACGGTCTTAGAACGCTTCTTCTGTTTTGTAGCCTCAATGATCTCAATTGTGAATCTTGCACCATCTTTTCCAGATCCGTTCACATCCTCTACCATTGGGTGGTTCAACCAAAAATTGACCTGATCCTCAACCTCATCGAATGAGTCACCGAAGATTTTGCTTTCTGTAGCAAGTTCTCCTGCGAATCGGATGTCTCCTCGGTTTTTGGTAAGGTTTCCTGGCTTAACTTCTCCGTACTGATTCAGCGAGATGTTTCTGCCCTTCAAGTTGTATGTCGCAGTAAGCGTTACAGCTTGTTTAATGTGATTTACACCCTTCGGCTTGATCACTGCAATTTCTCTTTCCATTTTTAAGTATTAGTTAATTAACAGCATAAAGATAAAAAAAAGAGGTGACAAAACTGCCACCTCTCTTTAAAATTACATTGATGATGTTACACGTTAGAACCCAAAAGGTCAGCAGCAGTGTAAGTACCGTCAAGAATATCAGTAAGTTCACCATCAAGAGCAGTATATCCAGCCCCAGCACTATCATCAATATAGATATTGAGACTTACAGCTTGATCGTCTGTTTGATGATTAAAACCACCGTATCCTTTTGGAAGCATCAAATCAAACTCGTAACGAGTGTACTTCTTACCCGATTCAGGAAGATCTCCATCAAAAGAATCTACAAGACCAGCAGCTAACAAATCTGCACCAACATTAACTGGTGCTGTTCCAGCAGTTCCGCCCAAAACAACATTAGTCGCATTAGATGGATTTGAAAGTGTTAGCAAAGGAGAACCTGCCGCAGCAGTAATAGTTACCGCAGGAGCAGCGTAAGTAATTGTTGCTTTGATTCTACCTGAAGCAGACAATGCATCAAGCACAGATCTCCATCCAGCAGAAACTTCATTGATACCATCAGTTCCTTGAGCAGTATATGATATCTTTTCAGTAACAACTTCATCCCCAACAATCTGTCTGAGTATGAAAGAGTATTCTGTTCCAGCTACAATCGTAACAGCGGCAGTAGCGGTAGGTGCAGCAGCGACCTCAGTTACTCCTACGGTTCTCTCTACCTTCTGAATCTTCTTCCATGGAAAGGAAAAAACAGCATCAGCAGCAGCGTTCTTTTTTACAGTGATAAGTCCCTGAGAAGCAGGTACAGCACCCGTAACAGTATCAGCGACTTGTAAAACAAAATTAATAGGCTTATTCATTTTTTCTAAGTTTTTAAGAGTTTATAAATTAAGCTACCAATTCAATCAATCCACTGAACTTACCGATCATGTCGATTCCGTTATCAGCCATGATGTCACATCTGTGAGCATCTACTGAACTTACGATATCCACACTGTAATCTGCGAAGTTATCAACAGTAGGTACACCTGCATCAGCCATACCCTTGATGTAACCACAGTAGAACTCAGATGGTCCTCGGTAGATTTTTTCGATAGCAGGAGCAAGACCTCCACCTTTAACTTCGATAGGATCCAAGTCAAGTGCGAAGCAAGTGTGCTGCTGACGGTATGGGTTGCTAAGTCCAGCAACTGAAGTCAACTCAGGGAAGAACTCAGTATCGTTAAGAACTGGAAGCTCAACCATTGCAACTTCAACACCAGCGATAGTGTACTTACGTACATCAACACCTTTTACCTCAGAACCACCGAAAGTGTTCATTGAACCAGCGTTAAGAATGTAGCCATCAGTGAAGTTACGCTGAATGTGCTGCATCATTCCACGACCCATGAACAAGGTAATAGGAGTAGTTCGGCTTGCCTTACGGCTCCATACGTTAGCAAGGAAGTTGTCGAACTGAGCCTGAGTCAAAGCAGAAGCAAGTGGAAGGTACTCACCACCTCGGTTGATGATAGACCAACGAACACCACCGTTCATGTCAGAAAGACCACCTACTTGAGAAGTCCACTGAGCTTGGTTTGAGAACAACATCTGCTTCTCCATCTGACGAAGGAATCGCTGTACCATCAAGTCCAACTGAGCATCTCCCCAGAACTTGTCCTTGTAGTAGATACGAGACTTGATGTTCTCTCTACGAGAAGCCAAGTAAGTATCACGCTTAACAGCAGAGTAGTTGTAAATCAACTCAGGGAACTCATATAGTGGAGATTTTCCATCAGAGTAGAAGTTCGGAGAGCTGTCTCCCAATACCTTAACATAAGTACCAAGAGTAGAGAACGCAGTGTTCATTGCAGCAAGAGTAGACTCAGTTGCCTCCAATGTGATTGAACCTGGAGTGGTTGCGATAACCTTACCAGATACACTGTGATCAGCAGCAACTACAACGTCACCAACACGGAAAGTGTCAACTGGTGCAGGAGGAGTTCCCTGTGGCTGAAGTGTAAGTACAAGTGTGTTACCTACTTGTGCGCCTGAAGCTACTTGAGCAATAACGTGTCCACGACCCATTACTGATTTCTCGTACTTGTCAGTATCGAACTGCTTACCGCCTCCGAAAGGCATATTCAAGATGTTAACGATCATTCCGAACTTGTTGTAACCTCCAGAAAGGTCATACACGTTACGGAAATCGTTACGGTCAGACAACGAACGAACCGTTAGGTTGTCTGCTACGTTTAAAGGGCTATTTTGTGCCATTTTAGATTTCTTTTAAGTTTTGTTTTAAAGAGTTATGTTCCCTCCATTAACCCCTCTTCTTCCTGCGGCATCGCCTCTTGCCTTCAGGTATGCGTTGTAATCATTCGTTCTGCCTCCTACTTTTGTGGTTTTTAAACCAGTCCTCTTCGGTGCAGCACGTTTGATGAACTCTGCCTTCTGACCTTTTACCTTACCCTGCTGTACCTTGTTCTGAAGGACATCCTTCTTGAACAGATCCCATGCGGCAAAGTCAAACATCTTGTTGACATTCACAGTACCATCTGCATTGATGAAACCTATTTTTCCTGAGATCACATGATCGTGGATCGCTTTGGTCATGTCTTCGGTAAGATTTAAACCGTAATAACCCTTGTTCACCATTGACCTTGTAAGCCCAACGAATTGTTCGTGATTTTTCTTTTGTGTCTCTTGCATTCTCTTCTGCTGCTCAACAGACTGTTCACTTGTCTGAAACGCAACATTCTTGATTCTTTCCTCCTGTTGTTTCTTTAGGTCTTCACGCATCTTGCGTGTCTCAAGCTTCTTCTGAACAGGAGAAAGGTCATCGAATCTGTCCATCTCGTATTCAATCTCCTCCTCTGTAAGACCAAGACCGTTCACACTCATCTTGTAGATCTCCTTGTCAGACATGGCATCGTAATCCTTGTCCAATTCAAAAGACTTCATGTAGTCTCTGAAGCTACCGTTACCAGACTGCTTGAACTTCAAGTACCCATCGATAAGAGGGTCATTCAATACAGCTTCAGCCTGTGCAACCTTCTGCTCCATCTCTTGAAGCTTTTGGCTTTCATCAACTTTAGTGTCTACCTTTTTGTCAGGAGTGCTATCAAATGAGAACGGGTCTTTCAGGATTGACTCCTGCTTAGACTCCTCTTCCTCTTGGAGTACGATCTCCCAAGCCTCTTCATCAGAGAGTTCAGAGTTACCTTCACGTTCTTTCACGGCATCGATTCTTTTCAGGTCATCAACTGCTTGAGCCTTCTTATCTTCAAGCACCTTTGACTTCATTTCTTCGATCTGATCCGCAAGGTCTTCCTCTTCCATGCCTGGATTCTCCTCCATGAGTTTAGAGATAATGGATTGCTCCTCATCCTGCTCAAGAGATACATCGACATCATAATTCAAAGAACCCTGTTCCTGTCCTTCTTCCGTGTTCACATTGTTGTCTTCCAAAACAACATCGTCCTTAATTTCTTCCATTTTACAAAGTTATATATAATTTATTGATTTACAACACTATGCACCCTCACCACCTGGAGACATCTGTTGACGCTCCTGTTCGTATGCGAGTTCCGCCTCTCTGTCTGCAACTGGCTGCATGGTTTTTTGACGAAGTTTGGCTTCTTCTCTTGCGTTTCTGCCAGACTCTGCCATCTCCTGCTGCTGCAATGCGAACATTCTCTGACGCTCCTGCTCTGCCTGTTGTTGAAGCATCATCATCTGCTGCTGCTGCTCCTGCTGCATCTTGCGCTTCTTGATCTTCAAGGTCATCTTATCCTTCAGCTCAGTATATGTACGTGCAGTCTCAAGTTCGATGTAGTCATCCCAATCGAATCCTGTCTTATCTGCATTCTGAGCCATAGCTTGAGCGATTGTCAATAGTCTCTGTCTTGACTGCTCGTCTATCATATCCTCGATATCAACCTTTACCATCATGTCCTCCAACTGGAACTCCGTGGTGTTCTTGAAGAACTTGATAGCGTCCTCAGACAGCATTACATCTGCCGCCTCTTCACCATCCATATCCATCAACATGATCTTTGCCTTGTTGAGGATATACTGCAATAGGTAGGTGTAGTATGTCATGAAACCATCGTAGTATGTTGCCATGCCTAACTGATTCTGACTGATTGACTGTTGCTGTGAGCCATATCCGACATAACTCGTCAACTGCCCCATTGAAACCTTTGAAGCGTTGATGATCTCCTTCATCATTCGTTCTTTTTCCTGTATCAACGAAACATAGATGGATACATTACCACCAAGAGACATATCCAATTTCTCTACAAGTCTTTGACCATCAAGTACATTCGGGTCTTCACCATCTGATCCATCAGTAACGTGCATTGCATATTTCTTCAGGTTGGTTATGATCTCCCTTACAGAGTCACCTGCACCAACCTTCATTCCGTTTACGAACAGTATATTACCAAGGTCTTTACCGATGTTCTGACGTATCTTGTATTCGTAGGCATCAATGTCATCCTGTAGCTTCTTCATTCTGTCAACCACAGAACGGTTCATCCCCATCATCATGTTAGGAATGAATGTCCGTACAGGTAACATTGGTCTGCTTGGGTTCATAGAGTCGTAGACTACGTTATAATCCCTTCCGTAATCTGTAAGGATAGCGTTTCCTATGAGTGTGGCTTTATCTATTCTAAGATAGGAGTATCTCTCTGAATCATTTCCATGTATAGGCGTGATGTCCTTTCCCTCACCTTTTTCCTTTTTCAACTTCTTTGTCTCTGGAACCTCTGTTATCCAAAAACCAGTAACAACAGCAACCTGTCGATAATTTCTACCATCAGGACCACCCCACCAATTGAAACCAATGTCAGAGCCACTTGATCCGTTGTAGTGATTCAATAGTTCAAAACCTATTCCAGGTGTAGTTACGGACATTTCTTTCACGAGATCACGCTCCTCATCCGTAAGGTCGTATCTGTAGTAGATTTCTTCAGGTGTCATGAAAGATACCCACCCAACGAACTCAGCAGTTTCATTGTAATCCGAGTCATTGCTAAAGTCTACGATAAGATTGTATGGTGGAATGACTTCCGTGTATGGTCTTCCATGCATCTCGTCAACATACACCCCACAGTATCTTCCAACAGCGCAGTCAGTGAATGCTCTCATCATCTGATCCTTCAACCTGTTTCTGTTGATGATATCGTTAATTAGGTCAAGACCGTACTCCTCCATCTCATCTATAGGTGACTTCATCACCTTCTCCACCGCCTCGTCAAGGTCGATGTTATTTCCTATTCCTTCAGGGAAGAATCCCATTCCGTACTTCTCCTGTGTCTGATTGAAGAACTCTGCAAGGTCTTTCTTCAACTTTATCATCTGAATCCTCTGCATCTTCTTGGATATCTTGGAAGGCTCAAGGCTTTCGATGGTGACCTTTGTAGAATTAAGCACCTTTCTGATGCCGCCACGCATATACTCTATCAACTCAAATATCTGCTCACCCTTGATGTATGGTGCTGGAAGTTCCCCACCTTTCTCATCCTCCGTAAGGTATGCGAAGTTGAAGTTCTCCTGCGTACCCATGAAATATCTGTAGTTGTTTATGATCTGGTCAACTGGAGACTCTTCAGACCAACGCTTGGTACTTCTCTTTCCCTCTCTTTTTACTTCATCCGTATTGGATGCTATGTTGTAGTGGGTGGCTATGTATCTTACATTCTGAGCATACCAGTTCTCAATAGACCCATAATCCTTTTCTATTTTTTTCTTATCGAAATAGCTGTCTGGTCTATCGTAAACTATTTCAATTGCGTGACTATTGTCCAGTATCATCCGTTATGAATTTTAAAGCTGAGAATGGAAGTTCAAATACCCTCCCATCGATGTGTCTTATTATTATTGCGTAAGTATTGAATCCATTGTTTATATCACCCTTGTATCCTACCGCAAGGAACTCACCTGTTTTGTTGTTCCCATCTCTACCTACCCACCTTACACTTCTTCCTTTGGCGTTCTTGTGTTCCATATACCTACTCCAGTTGGAGGTGCAATTACGTCACCTCCTTCAAATATCGGAATTTTCTGCCACTTTGTTACCCTTCTACCTGATTCATCGGTAGTTACATAGCTTACTTCCTTGTATTTTACCGATACTCTCTTCTCTGATTTCTTATATTCATCCCTGTCATACAGTTCACAGGCAACCAACGCATCCAAAAGGTCGGTGTTGCTTACATGGAATTCTGGTAATTGGTTTATGATGTCCAGGAACCATATTCTATCACAATGGTTTCTCAGGTATTCAAAGAAGAAGTTGTATATCGTATCTCTGTTCCACTTATCCTTGTGGAATCCTTTGGCGGCCTTTCTGTCAAATGACTTGGCTCCTGTTATTATCGGTTGGTTTGCTATGTATGCCCATGTACCGAACTGTCTGTACTGATCCATCAATACCCTTCCTTCGTTACGCTCGATCATGTTCTTACAGTCGTTGTAATAGCGTTGCAGGAGCATTGTCTCCTGATATATTGTGACAGGGTCGTTGGTTCTTCTTTGGTAGTATGCAACATACTCCTGTGTGCTTGGTCGCTTGATGATTGTTGAATGAACAGAACGCTTGCCTGTACTTAACGCCTTCTTAGTGTCCATACTGTCCGTATCAACCATTGGGATAGGGTCAGTTCCAGCTCTGTACTCTTCTCCTTTGACAGGGTGTTCCAAGATGGTATAATTACCCTTGTTGTTCGCAACAGCCACAACTCTTCCACCTTGTTCAACAAGGTCGTATGTGTTCACTGGTCTTGGAGTCTCTACGATGACCTTTTTCTGAGCGTTTATCTTCGGTAGTATGTCTTCAGGAATGATACCGACATTGTTCATTTCGAAGATGTCGTTGATGTCCATTGGGTAAGACTTCACAAAACCAATGTAGTCACGCTTGTCATCACTCCTGTCAAGGTATGCTCTACGCTTCTCTATCCATTCCTTTGCACCTTCCTGATCAGACCATCCGTTCGGACAGAAGTCGTAGAATCTACCTGTCTGATTTCCATTCTCGTCATATTCAGGAGCTTTACTGATACCCATTGTTCCAGGAATGAAAACAGTCCTGACACCTAAAGACTCAGCCTCCTTCCACATCAACTCAGCCTCCTTGATGCCCTCTTCCGATACGATACCAGCACTTCCACCGAATACCACAGGGGCTATCTTCTCAAAGTCATCCATCAGACACGCCTGTATCGATTGACGTACCTCTGATGCGAAATCATGCAGGAACAACTCATCGATGAATGCGTGTGCCGCACGTTCAGATTCGAAGTTTGAAGCATCCTTTCTTGAGTCACTTGTCTGCCTTGCAAGGATGTTGGAGTTGTTTCCAGTGGTCATACCCTCGTGGTCTTTGATGTCAATTGTCATGTAACCAGTGAGTCTTTGAGACTTCTTCTCTGGTCTTATCCATTCATCGAGTTTCTCGTATGCTACTGCTACCTTTTCGTTGAAGAGTTTCTCTGTTTTACTTCTGTTATTAGATGTCAGGAGCGATGTCGAACCTGGGCTTGTCAATGCCTTCCATATTGATACTCCTGCCCCAAAAAGAGCCGAAAGACCTATACCCCGTCTTTTATAGATGCATAGATCCTGTCCGAGTCTTGTGGCTTCATAGTATTCATCAATAACCCACTCATCAACATCCCTCCACCATGGGTGTATCAGTTGACCTCTCGGTTGCTTTATCTTTATCTGAGTGAGATAGAAGTAATGAAGACCCTTTAAACCCGCGTGTCCTTCGACCCATCTTTCCTGTTCCTTTAACCACCACTTGGCTTCTTCAGCCTTTGTCATCTTAGGCTTACCCTCCCACACGAACTTTGGCGGCTTTGGATTTCCATTGATGATTATTTCTGGTCCCTTCCTTTCTGACATCAAGTTTGTTCTTTGTTACAAAATTAGTTATTTGATTTAACATGAGGATTTTATACATTGCACAAAATTTAAAACATGACATACAGTTATAAGTGCCAAGGAAAATGTAAGATGGTTCAAGACCGTGTTCACGGAATGAATGAAGAGCCTGTTTTCATGTGCTGCGGCAAACAGATGAAGAAGTTCTTCGGAATGCCACTTGGTATTCATGGAGCGAATACTGGTAGCAGGAAGGGTACGTAGGTTTGTTGTTATTATTACTATCTTTGTACCGTTCCTTTCCTTTCTCCTTCCTTGGGGTGGTACTTTCGGGTGCTGCCCCTTTTTTATTTAAAAAAACACTAATTTAGCGACATGACAAACAAAAGGATGAGACTCTCTCCAGAGGAGGTAGATCTGATAAATGAACACAGAGGAATATCTGTTACAAACATTAACGGTAACACAGCACTTGACCTACACCTTGCGGAGCGTGGAATAGACAAGTCAGATGTTGTATCTGTCAAGCATTGGCAATCTGCAAGTGGGGAGTTCAGGTTCTCCGTTGTCACAAAAGAGAATACTGGTGTAAGTCAATCAATAATTGAGGATACATTCAGTGACATACTTGAGGACATAAAGGAATGGTCACCGAAGTTTGAACACATAGTAAGAAAACCATTAGCAGACCCTCATTGCTTGGTTATAGACCCAGCTGATATACACGTAGGTAAGTTGTCCAGCATGAGAGAGACAGGGCAATCCTATGATATGCAGAAGGCAGTCAGCCAAGTAGATGGGGCTGTTGATGGGATACTTTCAAAGGCTATCGGATTCAGTATCGATAAGATATTCTTTGTGATCGGTAATGATGTTCTCCATATAGACACACCAAGAAGAACAACTACAAGCGGAACACCACAGGATACAAGTGGAATGTGGCACGAGGCTTTCATTGAGGCCAAGATGATGTACGTAAGGGCTATTGAGAAAATGCTTCCAGTGGCTGATGTACACGTTATATTCAATCCGTCCAATCACGATTATATGTCAGGATGGATGTTGGCTCAGACGATAGAGGCTTACTTCAGAAATCATCCTAACGTGACATTCGATGTAAGTATAGCCCACCGCAAATACACTTCCTATGGCGTTAACCTTATTGGAACAAACCATGGTGATGGAGCAAAGCTGGATAATCTACCATTGATAATGGCGCAGGAAGCACCAGAGCTTTGGGTTAAATGCCCTATGAGGTACGTTTACCTTCATCACATACACCACAAGCAGACATACAAGTTCATGTCTGGAAAGGATTTCATAGGTGTTACGGTGGAGTATCTGAGAACACCAAGCGCATCAGACTCCTGGCATCATAGAAATGGATACATAGGTGCTAAGAAGGCTGTTGAGGCATTCGTCCATAGTAAGGAACACGGACAGGTAGCCAGGATAACCCATAATCTATGATGTCTGAAGAAACACGATTAGCCATAAGGACTGTTATTGCAATCCTTATTCTTATATTTGCATCACTCAATTAAATACTTACGATATGCCTAACGGTAAACAAAGCGGGAGCAGGAAAACCCCTAAAAACCTAAAGACAATCAGCAATAAAGAGCTGGTAAATTCTCCTAAAACTGCATTAGTTATGCAAGAGGTTAAAAGCAGAGTGAACTCTGGTAAAATTAAACTACCAAAAGGGTTTGACAAGTCAAAAAGTGATGTTTCTACTCTGATGAACATCATGAAAGGAGGTTTCAGATAGAAAACCTTAACGGTGCGGTGGCAAGGGTTTTATTATTTATAACCCTTGTTACCAAATCATTTTAATGTTTGGTAACTATTTGGCTATTAACACTTTATGCAGCAGGAATAATATGGAAATAAAAATCAACCCCAAAAAGAAGAAGATCGTGATCAGTTACGACATCAAGGAGGAGTCAAAGAAGATTCTTTCTCAGGCTCAATCACTTGCTGAACATCTCCCTGATTATCTGATGAAGATTGTTCGGACATCTTCAAAGAGTAAGAAATGTAAAGAAAATCAATCCTAACATTCTTACCGTTCTTTATCATCACTATTCCGTTTACGCAGTCCTCTGCTGCGTAATGCTCTGACACCCTCTTCCACATATTCGTTATTACACGTTTCAGGTCTGCTATTGATGGCGTTTTACCTCCCCAGTAAGACTTTATACTCTTATTGGTCCTGATAATGTGTTTAATGTGAGGGTAATCTATTGCTTCAAAGAAAGCTTGTGTTATATTTGTATCCATGACTGCAATATTACAAAAAAGTTTCCTGTGGATGAATCCAGGGACGATATTTAATTTAAAGGCTCACGAAGAGCATGAGGATCTGAATATCTTCATGTGTGAGGACCTTGATGGTGAAGGGAATGAGTTTTGGCTCTCCGAAGGATTTGTACTTGGAGAATTTGAGGATGGCTACAAGCCATTATGCTGGACTCAGGATCTATTCATCATCATCTGACAAGGTCTTAGGTCTTTCAACCCAATATATAGCGTCAGGCTCCTTAACTGGGATTCCTGATGTATTTCTATATACTGAATTGTCATCACCTAAGAACCCATCAAAGTAACGATTACCGTCACTCCACACACAGTTTTTGTGTACGTCTGGTCTGTTCCAAAACACAATATTCCAGGACTTCTTATTCATGGTTTGTGATTTACACCGCTAAGTTACTGAAAATAAAGCAATTACAAAAGACTCTGCTTTAGTATATCTATTATCTGCTCGTTTATTGGGTATATGTTCATGCTCTTTTTATCTCCAAACTCCCACTTCTGATGGCATTCTAGGCAAAGGATGTTGATGTTGGCTTTAACGTGCCGTAGTTTCGGTTGAGAACCCTTTGACAGGATATGGGAGAACATATATCGTTCCCACTTGTTTCCGAGCATTTTATCGCACTCATCGCAGTAATGTGGTCGTTCAGACCATATCTCCTCGTAGAACCTGGTGTCGAGGTCTATCTTTTCCTTTACATTCTTGGATGGTCCAATTTTCTTATATGACTTTGAGGAACATGGTTTGCATCTTCCTTTACTCCAGATGTAGTCTTCATTACCGCATTCCTTACAGGTCTTTTTCTTTCTTGGTATCATGCAGTAAATATACAAAAAGAAAGCCCCCACATTTGCGGAGGCTCTCTAACTACAATCAAAAAACAGACTATGAAAACAATTACAGATGCTAATTTACGGATTCAATTCAGAAATACAAAATAAAGTTTGATCAATCTTGAAAGCTCCTCTATCCCTTGCTCGGTTGTTGCAACAAACTGCATATTGTCATCGTACAGTTTTACGAATCCGAAGTCGTGAAGTATCATTATCTCTTCGTGATGCTCGTGATCCCACACATCCTTGCCGAACATAAGTTCCTTCAACAGCATCATCTTCAATTCATCACTCATCACTCACATCGTAGTTCTTGTACCGTATGTCGTACTGTCTTGTCTGCATCTTTTCTATGAACCTTTTTCTTGCTTCGTCAGGATCAGTACCCCTCTTAACGTAAATAGTAGTGTTCCTGTCTATCACAACCCTCTGTAGTTCATTGAGGTCTGGAGAGTATTTCTCAGACACTTCAAGAGCCTTATTTCGAAGCTCTTTTAACTCCTCATTTCTTACTGCACCCTCTTTTTCCATTTTTCTAAAGTTAGTGGTTTATAATTGTTTTTCAAATTGTGCCGCAATGTAGAAACTATTACTAAATTAGCAAACAAATATTTATCAAATGGACATAAGAAAAGCCAAGATGACCGAAGGCTACCTGATAGAATCCTTGGTGCAGATATGTGCTGAAGAATCGGGTATGATGATGATAGACGCTGTGGATGCACATGGTGCGATATCCAAGACGGTTCTATCACCTAATTGCCATGTATATGTAGCCGTTATTGATGGAGAAATCATAGGTGTCATCCTTGGATTGCAAGGTACCATGTTCAGCAACCTACACAACATGGAGGTATCGATGTGTGTTCATCCAGACTACAGACGTTTCGGTACTGGTAAGGAGCTTATGGAGTATTTTCTGCTTGAACAAGGATGGAGAAATGTGTATGCCGAGGTTGTAAGCGATAATGAACCTATCATAAGATTGCTTACAAAGTGTAACTTCAAGCTCGTATGCTCACTACCGAAGTTTGTAAACACAAGAAGAGGATTCAGGGACAAAATGATATTTACATACAATGGATAAACCAAAGAACTTCAAGGAGCTGAAGAAGAGACTTCAGCCATTTGTCAATATGGATAACCAGGTAAGGTTAAACCAAGAGTCTATTGTAACCAATGTTGGTCACATGATAGGTACTCACGTTAAAATACTTGAGGCAAACCCTGGGAATAGGGTTTATATGCCGTATTACGACAGGCTTGTAATGCTACTTACTATCCTTGAGGCTGGCTGGGAATAGCGAATCTATCAGGGTCTATCCTCTTACATCTTTCAAGTATCAGTACGGATACTTTCTTGAACGCCATTCTCTCAGCAGGTGTTGTCTCAATCCCTATCTCAGTGTTCAGCCCAGCATCTACTTCAAGTAGGATGTCTACAGCAGCCTTGTGCGGTGATGACGTTCCTGACGTATCTATAGCCCTTTTAAGATATTTGGCGGTATCAAGGACTTCTTCATAAGCCTCCTGTAACCAATCCTTGTGGCTATAATCCTGTCGGTCTACTGTTACTCCGTATTCGTTCGCTCCTTTGATGTCTGAGGCTATCAGGTCCTCATGTATCCTTCTCGTTGTGTTGCTCTCCATTCTCCAAATATACCGTATCTTTGTTATATGGCAAAGCGAGATTACAGATCTGAGTACAAAAAGTTCCAATCATCTGAGGAGCAGAAGAAAAAACGTGCAGGTCGGAACAAGGCAAGACGTAAAGCCATGAAGAACGGAACCGTAAAGAAAGGTGATGGCTACGATATGTCACACACAAAGAATGGTACCGTAAAAAAGAAGCGTTCTGTCAACAGGGGGTCTTCATCCGACATGCCTGGCGATCGCAGAGCCAGGGGGAAGGGTCAGAAGAAACGTCAACCTAAGAAAAAATAATATCTTATATAATACAAAAATGAAAAGTCAAAAAAAACGAAAATACTATACTAAGTATTCTGATGAACAAGAAAAAGAGATTTACGATAAAATACTTAATGCTGATGGTCCTAATCCAGGTGGTAGCTCAAATGCAAAGTGGGATAAAAGCTTCGTTATTGATGTTGGAGATGGTGATAAAATAAGAGTGTGGGAGGTTAATGGAAAGTTAACATACCCTCATTCTGACCAAAGATTCGTAGATAATAAACTTTATAGAAAAAAGTTCGCTACAGCTGCCAAGAACTATAAACCAAGTGACATAAAGAAAAGAAACGAAGAAAAAAGAATGGTTATAGAAAAAACAAAGTCTGCGGATGGTAGAGACTTTTACAGAAAGAACAATAGCTACTATAGCGGAGAACTTTAAGAAAGGGCGGAAGTGATTTTCTTGGACAGGTAGTCGTTCATTGCTGAAAGCGCATCCTTTCCTTTTCCTGAAGTTACAGAGTCCCTGTCTATAAAATAAAGAAGAGCCTCATCCTTGTAAAAGGCATACCATGTATCGTCATATGGGTTGTACGTGGCCAATACGCCATAGTAGTGCATCCGTTGTTTCTTTTTCATCTTACTTTGTTTAACCATTCAAATTCCTTTGTTCGCATTCCTGCATACATTACTGCTATCGAATCAGCCATGTGTTCCTGTTTCATCAGTGGGAAACCGTTCCTGATAAGCCACGGAGCCTCTGGGTGCTTTTCATAAGCCCATTCTATCATCTCCTTCTTACTGGCGTTCTTCTTGCCTACACTTGCCATCTTTACCTCCTGTGGTGTCACTTCCAAACATCTGTCAGGTAATGACGCAAGCAGAAAACAACTGACACCGTAGTTCTTCATCCCGCTTGCACTCTGACTACCACTCGGTGTCTCTGCAAATATGATGTCAGGAACGTAACGCTCTATGAACTGCTTTGAACCCCTGTACAGGTCCACACATCTCTCAATAAGGTCTGAGGATGCACGTATCTTCTTGTTAGGGTTCTTTTCGGTTGTTATGGTCACCGAGTCAATGACAATGATCCTGTCACCAGAAATATCAAAAGCCGTAAGACACGTATTACTTAGACTTGGATCTATTGCTACTGCTTTCATTTCGTAAGGTTATTAGTTGACTTTTTGCTCGGTTTCGTCAGTCTAAGGTTCTAAGTCTTTACTTCGTTTCACTTTAGGTGCTTCACCTTTTCCGTACTTCAATTTGCGATTCGCGATTCGCGATTTCTCTAATATACGTTCCATCTGTTTCATCTGTCTGCTCCAGTCAACAGTTCCACGTTCTGCTGATTCTGCCTTACGGATGAACTCTTCTGCTTCGGCTCCTTCAAGTGTTGGAATCGCATGGTGTGTCGGAAATTCCGACATACCACTTTCCTTTGCTCCCTCATGTTTGCCGCTTACTCCATCACTTTCAGCAGTTACTCCCTCAACTTTCACATCTGACAGGAACACCGTCACCTTCTGCGTTGGGCAGCTCATCTTATGGAAGCCTACCTTGTGGCAGACAGGGCATTTTTCTTTACTCATCTTTGTTCTGTTAATAACTTAGTCCTATAATCATTAGTAGTGGAAACACGAACATTAATATTGTAACAATCCACAGTAAAATGTGTATCGAAAAACAAATAGCCTCGTGCAAGACCCATTTAAGTTCGTCCTTTCTCATCCTTGTTTTGGTTTAATAAACCTTCAATTTCATTAAGTCTTTGTTGATGACTTAATCCACTATTTTCTGAATTTATTATATCCAGTATTTCTTCTATAAGTTCTTCTTTACTCATCTTTGTTTTGGTTTAAATTAAGAGCGAGTGGGCATATGTTACCACCATTATCACCGAGCTGACCCATGGAATTTACGGTTGTTTCTACTCTGATCAAGAGTTTCGCTCTATTATCTTCTTACACTTCTCGTAGTCCTCAATGGACTCGTAATACTTCAGTACCACATCTGGGTCTTCGTGATTCTCAGGCAGGTAGAACACCTCCTGCTCTGCAAGCTTGTCGTAGTCTGTATCACCTATCAATAACTGATAGGCGTTGTAGTATGCTTCTTCAGTATCGCTCATCTTATTTGTTTATAGTGGTCTTAATTGATTTTGGGATAAGCAATAACCTTTTCCGTGACCTAAATCTTTGATGTTGGACTCTTGTATGAGTTCATCCTTTAAAGACCACCCAGCAAATGTTACCGTATTATCTTCAATTATAGCGAGTATATACATATCGACATCTGGATTAACCTTCATCGTGGACAGTAACTTTCCAGTTTTGTACCTCGTAGACTTTATATCGTACCTGTAATTCTTATATACACCATCGCAACTTCCGCTTCTCGGAGATAAACCTATATCTGGGAATACATTGAATTTTTTAGCAAAGGCATACTCAGCAATTACCCCATCAACATCAGCAGCCATACCATCATGGCTTCCTATTTTAGCATCTTTTACACCAGCGTTTCTCGCTATCAATGTTCTCATTCTTCCTATCATCTCACAAACTGTGATTTCGTCAGGTCTTAGCGTTACTTTCATCCCAATATCTTTAGCGTTCCGTCAGACTTCACTATGTACACACAGTTGGGATCCTCAATGATACTGACGATAATACTCGCCATGTTCTCATGCATACTACCCTGCTTGACAAGGTTCTTGAAAAACTTACGATGCTCCTTTCCATTGGGAGGGTAAACCTCAAAGCATCTTATCAATACTCTCTCTACGTGCAGTTGTGGTGTCATGTTTTTAATTTTAGCGCAAGTAAATAAATATTCCAATACCACGCAACTTTTTCAAATAAAAAAACCCCGCCATCTGCCAGGGCGGGGAACAAAGAATGAATCAAAACGCAAAAGATATGTACAGCAGATTATTATCCTAATTCATTTCATACAGCAATATCGTATCCTTGGTAGCCTTCGCTATAAAATCCTCATACTCCTCATAACTCTCATCATCAGCCTGTGGAAAACATATATGCAACAACTCATGCACTATACTCTCCTCGTCCAAAGGTATGTCGTGGTAAATGACAGCACTCCTGCCATTAAAGTCCCTCTCTATCCCTACAAAGTAATCCTCACCATTGTACTCCACTTGCTTTGGGTCTATACGTTCTGTACGGACACTCCAATCATCAAGACCAAGCCTACGTACCCAGGAATCTATAAGTGGTTTCATTACACTTCCCAACCTATGGTTTTCATTAACTCTTCCAACTCTTTAGCCTTGTACTCTACCTTTCCGTCTATGTACTTATCATAAACCGAGTTTATCTTCTTCTTGTACTGTGTTTTTGAAGATGGAGGCAAGTCTTCAGTCATCAACTGCAAAGCTATGCTGTATGGCGTGGTATGAAGAATCATTAATAAGGAATTGTAAATAGTCCTCTCTTGTGGTGTCATTTGTTTTGAGTTTTATGACCGCTAAGTAAATGATTATTTTTCAAATTACAATGTATCGCTTTTTATTAAAGCGTCAAATACATCATTCAATGAAGACTGACACCTATCTACAAGATAACAGATCGATGAGTCCGTGTGTTCACCGTAAACATTGTCAAGGAAACCATCAAGCTCAGAAATAAAGGTATTTCCAATGATCTTCAATACGTCCCTGTTTGGTGACGTTCCTGACATCATATCAAGCTCATTCACAAGTGCCTGTGCAAGTACAACCGACCTGACGGCTATTCGATCCTCCTCACTCAATCCATTAGCCTGACATACACCTATGTCTGAAATCCCATTAAGCCTCCACTCGTCAAGCTCTATGATAGATACATAATTATTCCGATCACTTTCAATCCAATCAGCACGATAGCCACCGAACTCACCATCTATGACACCATAATAGTAAAATCCTTCCCAAAAAAAATCAGTATCCATACCGTAATAATTATTGCCAGTATTCTCTCCAGTATCCCATCCGTCAGACTGGTACTTCTCAATTATCCTCTTACCCATCTTAGGAGATAGGTTCTTGATCACCGTATTATTAAGTTTTTTCATGCAGCTAATTTAATAAAAACCCATAAATTCGTTGTTATGAAAGATAAACTATTCAAAATACTCTTCCCATCAAAGCATGAGGAGATAACGAGCCTGACGAAAAAGCTGAAAGACGAAGCATTCAACATAAGAATGCTCAAAGAAAGAAACAGTAAACAGGCATGGATAATTCAAACCATGAACAAAGACCTGAAAGAAATAAGGTCCGCTGCAAAGGAACACCAGAAACAACAGACAGCAGAGGCAGAACGTAAATACTATAAGACCCTAAAAGAAAAGGGATTCATCTGACAGCGTTCCTGAAAAAAAAGCCCCCAGGGTGAAATGGGGTGGGGTATGAGTTGTGTACATGAGTTGTGTACATGGGGGTAGTATATACATAGTGAATCGGATTCCAAATCGTGTCAAAATCACCCCCCGTGTCGCATGGGGTGGGGGGTCAAATTCCAAACAAAACCCGAACCTGAGCCTCCCGCATCATCATACATCATTTCATATGTAGCTACCCGATGCACTACCTTCTACTGAGTTCGGTTGCCATGGGTCAAATGTTCGTTCGTGCCGTGGCAAGCGTTAACAAACCTTAACCTTGGAGCCGCTCATGCCTATCTACCTGTAGATGCTGGCCGTTGCAATGATGTTTCTGTTGGCCGTTGACGTTGCACGTAAAAGGTTAATACTATGCATTACAAGGTACTTTCCCTTCCTTTCTCCCAATGCCTAAGTATCTTATGTTTCAGCGTTCCTTTATGTTTCTAGCCCATATGCCTTTAAATGCCAATAACATTGTATCTAAAGGGTTTTCTCTTCTCTTTGGTATGTAGGTATCAAAACTTTTTTTTATTTGAAATTAAGTTCAGGGCAATGTGTACACGTATAGTGATTCTATGTGTTTGTCTTCTATATGACATTTGCTATTTGCATTATACGTCAGGAACATTATCTTACGCCCGTGATACCTTATTACTATAATAGGCAACAACGTACACACGTAGCAATTTAGCTTGGTCTATTTCTAACGTGTTGATAATCAGCAACTTACAAGGCTATTTTCACTTTTGTCATCTGGCTGACATTTTACGTCAAACCCCCGATATACTTTTACCCTCAGAAACAAACGGGGTGACCCACTAAAAACTCAACAAGATGAAAACTTACATTGAAAAAGAAAGCACCAAGAGAAGTGAGAAGCTAATTGCTTGGGCTAAAAAGAACAGCAAGACATTTGTAACGGGCGCACCGTTATCTGTTTACAAGTATGGTGTTGATGAGAATAACAAGTTGACATTTGCCACATTCATTACCGAACGAGGTTCTGAGGATATATACACAGGTGGCGATTGCTTGGCTTCATCAATAGAGGATAGCGTAAAAATAGTTAGAATAACAGGAAAGTAATATTGAAATGGGGGGTGCGCATCCGTAACGCACAATAAAAAAAACAAAATGAAAACAATAACAGAATTATTTGAATTGGTAGCATTGGCCGCAAAGAGCGATGCAGTACTTAGACAATTAGAACTTGAAAGTTACAGAGGTAAATGGTTCATCAACTACTCAGGACACGTTAACGTGTTGGACATCCAATACTTTCCAAGTGGTTGGTCATCTGGAGGTCGGTTCGAGAAGTGTTCGGTCAATCTTGACGATAACGGCATCCAAGAGGCATATTGGTTTATCAATAACAGATTAACGAAGTGATTAACACGGGGAGGCTCGACCTCCTTCCACTAAAACAAAAGCAAAATGAAAGCATCAACACTATTCGCATTAACGAGCATTGTCTTATCAGTATCATCAGTAGCTTCGCTGATATTCATAAACGAACTTGCCTTTGGGCTACTTGGACTTGGTTGTTTGGCATCATTCATTGGAGCCATTCTACTTGATGGAATTGAGAACGGTAAACTTTAAACACAAAAGCAAAATGAAAGCATTCATCAAAACAATTACAGTAACGGTCATTACGGGGTTAATTATTCCAACATTCATTACATTCTTTTGGTTGGTAAGTGTTGGAGGGTTTGACTTGGTCGAGGCACTCAGAAGTGAATTTACGATTATAATCAACGGGTTCATTACGGCAGTGGTATTTGTATCCTACGGTTTGACCATAGGCACTGAACAATAAAACGGTAATTGTCATCTACATTACATTTTAGTATCAGGAACGTAACTACATTGCAGTCGAATTAAAAAAACAGAAAAATGAAAAAGCAAGAAACAATCAACAGAATTTTAGCTGATATGGACAACCTAAGTAAGGCATATGAAATGGCGGAGGCATTGGAAAGGGTAGAGAACGATAAAGACCTTTACCTCCTTGCAAAAGCTATAGCACCTGAATCGATAGCAAGCGGTTGGACACGTAGCCAAATTTTAGAAACAATTGAAGACGTATTACTTTCAAGAGCATAACAAGTAACTAACTATTAAAAACAATAATCATGAAGTCATTCAGCACAATTTTACAAGGAGAGGAAGCAACAGAAGAATACGCAATAGAATTCGCACGATGCTTCGACTTTTCAGAATCTGAGACCGAAGAAGTAACGACAAGGCACAAATACTACTTTATCTTCATTGATACGGTTAACGGTATTAAAATATATTACCAATGGCGGGCAGACTATTACTTTTTCGTACCTGAATTAGAAGACTAACTATTAAACACAAACATCATGAACTTAAGAACACTTAACACAGAATTACTTGAGAACGGAGGCTTCTCTTATTCGCTAACTTTCGGTAACGTATTCGGCTCAGATAACTATTCGGTAGCCTTCCACAAGGCAACGGAGAACGTATTTGATAAGCTACCTACAGAGGCCGATTACCAAGAGTACGTGAACAAACATATTACTCTACTTGCCAAGGAAGATTTCATCTTGGGAGGTTGGGAACACGAAGGAAAGTATTACTTGGATGTGGCTCAACTACTACCGAAGGATGAGTATTCAGAGGCGGATGCAATTAAGGTAGGTCAGGAACGTGAACAGATTGCAATATTCGACCTTCAGGAAGGCAAGGAAATTAAGTGCAAATAGTATGAACAAGGGTAGGGCTTCGGCTCTACCCACAAAACAAAACGAAATGAGTAAGCCAGTAAAAAATTGGGAGTTCTACTTCGAACTGAAAGACGGAAGCAGAACCTACTTCGAACAAGAATGTAAGGAGCCAACACGAACAAAACTGTGGAAGTCTTTACACGATAGACTAAATGAAGAACAAGTCAAAGCCATTGCGTTTGGCGTAAAACCAAAAACGAAATGAAAACGATAACGAGACATTCAGACACAATCTACGCCATTCTAACGGTGGTATTGATAGCGATAGTAACACTAACGATAAAATTTTAATAGCAATGGAATTGAATTACGAAATAGATGTGAAGACACGTAGAGGTAGTTACAGGACGTACAAGATTACCTTCAGCGGGGAGCGTCACTACGAAAATTGGTGCAATGCAATGGAACAGAAGTATGGACACAAGATAATTGGCGAAAGGGAAATAAAGTAATTGTCATTTGAGAGACATTTTAATACGACAGGAACACAGACATTTGAACAAACAAAAAAACAAAACAAAATGATTTACGAGACAATTGAAAAAGGACGTAGCTTCTCAGGGGAAGTTGACCTCGAAGAGGCACCAGTATTGGTACTAGTGGATGAACTTGATTGTGAACATATCAGTTTCAGCAAGATTAGAAAGGAATTGAACAAGGAGTTCAAGTTCTGTAGCCATAGGGTATTGGTGGAATACCTAAGTAATTTAAGCATTAACTATTAAAATTAAGGAACAATGAAAGTAACAGAGCAATTATTAGAAGTAGAATGGAGCAGTAACGATTCTATCTGCGAACCTGCTTTTATAAAGGTAAGACTTACAGAAGAGAACGAAGCTATTATCAAGAAGCACTCAGAATATGCAAAAGAGAACGGGGTATCTGTTTGCGTACCATTCTACAGTTACGAATTTCTTGACGAGGATAATCAGCCTTTTACCGAATGGAGAGCAGATGTAACGTATCTGAAAATATATCAGTACGGTGGGGTATGGTTCTACGCTGAAAACAAGTGGGACTCTTCAGTTCAGATTGAGGCACAGTTATACGAAGTTCAATAATTAATAAAAGATGAGAATTTATAAAGAATACCAATTCCTAATATTCAGCCAAATATTCTACCTTCTACTTAACGAGGTGGAAGAGGTGAAACTGAAACTTGAATACGACCTAAGCTATCCGATATTGGTGGCAAGATTGGAGGACTACATACGCTCAGAGTATAACGACCCTGAGTACAGTGAATACGACTGCATGGTGCAGTATCTAACAGAACATTTACAATTCATAACAGAAGAACTGAAATGAGAATAGCATCAATAACAGTAGACCTTCAGGACGTTAAGAGTATTGAACGTGCTGAGAAGAAAAAGTTCAAACTTGAAAATGACGGTTGGGACTACGTGGAAACACAGGTGGATGAGGTTTTACAGATGGCCGTTATCTATTACCAAACATACTCTGAAAAGTTAGGACTTGAAGTTGAAAGGTATTGACGAAATGAAACGAGACAAACGTACAAAGGAGGAAGGTAGGAACTTCTCTGAGGTTCAGAAACGGATGACCGAGCGTACGTACAAGGACAAAAGCAAATACACACGTAAACAAAAACACAAAAAGTAATGAGAACATTCAAAGACAAGATAATCAGACAGAGGATTACCTCCCGTGGAGGCGGTATTGAAATTGACCTTCAAGAGTTCGGACACAACGGTAGGATGACCGCATACCAAAACTACTTGGGAGGTGGTATGCTCGGAAGGGTAGCCAGTGATTGCAATATCGAGAATTGGAAGGAGAACGATGAACTTGTGGAGATTGCATACGAACTGCGCCAATACTTCCACGGTTTAACAAACCCTGATGATAGTGTTGAAGGAACGTCCTTCGAGCAGAATCAGAATTTACCAATAAGTGCTTATTAACGTATTTGTCAGGTAGATGACATTTTAGTGACAGGAACACAACTACTTTAGCTAACGAATTAAAAAAACAGACAATGGAATACGCAAGACAATGTACAGCAACAAACATCGGGATGAACTCAGGATGGGTAATTTATGATGGAGAAGAATATTACTCTACTGAGGAGTTGGCACTAAAGAGATGCAAGGAACTCGGATACGATAGTATCGATGAAGCATACGATGACGATGTGTGCTATTGGACAGAATGGGAAGAGCAAGACTAAAAGAAAATAATAACAACTAAAACAAAAAGACAATGCAAACGACAGAACTTATTTCAGAACGCAAGACAGAGTTGAAGCACAAGGGTAAGACCGTTTACGAGGTGGTACGTAGGTACTGCAAGGACGGGTGGAGCCACAAGGTAGCTACCATTACAGACCTATGTACTGTATATGAGAAGGAAGGAGTAAGATGCTACCGTAAGGTTTACTTTTAACAGTCAGGAACATTAACACTAAAAGAATAAAGCAATGGAAAAACAGAAGATTTATATCAAGAAAGTAGGACACGGACACTTTCAAATATCCTACGAGGTAAATGGCGAGATGCTATCTACCGTAACCACAAACACCTTAGCCATAGACAACTACTTGGACGAGAGTCTGGAGCATATAGTCAGGGTAGAAGCTTGGCAAGACCTAACTACAGAGATACTTAGCGATGCGATTAAAACCAATTGAATACATAACACTCGCACTCTACGTAATAGCGTTCAGAGTGGTAGATAAGATAGGAGAATACAAACAAAGAAAAGTAACAGAAAAATGGAACAACTACGATTGTCAATTGAAACAGAAGATAAAGCAGTAACTGAATTTATCAGCAGACCATTCAAAGGTAGCCTCATAAAGGTATATCTAATATCAGAGGCAGAAGCAATTATGAGAAGGAAAAAAGGAATAGAGGGTGGAAATGATGAATACTGCTTTTGTAGGTGCGTAGGAATTACAGTAGACTACAGTAGGGAGGAGCCTAGAGAGATTGCACTGGTAAAAAGATTGCACTCATACTTCACTACAGATAATGTAGATTACTTCCTTCAGAAACAAAAAGTAAGATTCCTGACATGAAATACCTTAGACTGATAGCAAACATATTCGTGATGGCGATATGCCTGACCATAATCTTAATAAGATATTCGAGATGAGAAGAGCAACATTCAACCTGACCAAGAACGATAGAAAGGAGTACGGTATGGCAGAGTTCAAGAGCAAGGAGCATTTCCTTGAGTGGAGAATGCTAATGATGAAGAGAGGCTACAGAATAGACGTGAATTGGTTGGACGGATACAATGGAATAGACGGTAACTACGATAAACAAAACAAATATGGATAGATACGTAGCATACTATAGGGTTTCCACTAAGAGACAGGGAGAGTCAGGTCTTGGTCTTGAGGCTCAGGTCAGAATGGTACATGGATACGTCAGGAACGGTGTCATCATCAAGGAGTTCACAGAGAAGGAGACAGGAACATCGAAACGTGAACGACCTATACTCGCTGAGGCTATCGAGATGTGCAAGGAGACAGGAGCCAAGCTACTGATAGCCAAGTTAGACAGACTTGCGAGGGACGTACACTTCATATCGAGCCTGAGTAGAACGGGTGTTGACTTCGTCTGTTGCGATAATCCTAATGCTAACAAGCTGACTATCAATCTCTTAGCGTCTGTTGCAGAGAGTGAGGCTGAGGCTATATCTTCAAGAACAAAGGCTGGTCTTGGCTCAATCAAGGAGAGAATAAATAAGGAGGGTAGCTACGTTTCGAGGTCTGGTCGAAAGATAACATCTCTTGGAACACCTGAGAACCTGACGGATGAACACAGGAGGAAAGGTGGAGAAGTTATCAGTCAGAGGTTCAAGAACAATCGAAACACGAGGATGGCACGGCCATACGCAATGGAGCTGAGAGGCAGAGGTCTGGAGCTTAAAGAGATAGCTGAAAAGCTAAATAGTAACGGCTTCATCACGGCTACTGGCAGACAATACAATAAGTACAGTGTACATAAACTGATAAAGTAATGATATGGATATTTTTGATTACAATAATTGTGGCTCTGTCCTGTTACTTGCTTCACGGATACGACAGGAACATAAAGACTATCTCAAGGGTGGTTTCCATACGCTTCAGGTACAGGTGGATGGACAGAAGATGTAGGATATTGGACAGGGTTTTATTTAACTTATTGATAATTTTAATAGTAGGAACATACATAACAATAGCAATGACATGGTAAGAGAAAGAGACTTAATAGAGATTGGATTCAGTAGGGAATACCCTCTGTACAGAATGGGAGACATTACGCTTTATGCATATGATGATGATGACAGGCTCGATGTCTATTACATGATAGATGATAGACATATCGATGACCATGCATCATTCCCATATGACAAGTCAATAAGAGTAAGAACAGTAGAACAACTAAAACAACTGATAGATGAAAGGAAAGGTTAAAGTAATAGTAAGGGTTGCGGCAGAACACCCTGACGCTGAGACATTCAAATGTCTTGGGAATAAGATTGTGCTAAAGGCAGAGAGTTACGATCATGCTTATGAGTTTTCAATGACAATGCTTAACTTGCGAGACTCAAAAAAGTTTGAGTACGGAGACTTGATGTTCTTCAATAATGGAATACTAATAGAGATAGACAGATGAAGAAAGAAGAGAAACAAGCAATCATTGATATACTCACTAAGTGGAGGGATATGATAGGAGTTGATGGCAGGAGCGTTGACATATTGATAGACAGAGTTAATCAGATATACATTCCAGAGCCGATAGACATACAAGAGGTAGATGTCATCAAGGCGGACATTGCTGAGATGTGCAGTCAGATAAAGTATGATATCAAGCAGAACAAAGTTCGTGGGATTGATAACACCACCAAGAGGATGGCAATCTACAAGGCTTCTGAGATAAAGTATGGTAGAACTTCAAGCATGGAGTGTGCGGTTAAAGAGTTCTTCGACAAGGATAGAACCACATTGATTTATTGGAGGAATAAGTCAGATGACCTTATTGATGTAAAAGACCCTATGTTCGTAAGGTATGTTAACGAGTTAATTTAACCAAAACAGAGAAAACATGAAATCAAGAGAAAAAGCAATTGCATGGTGGAATACACTGTCCGATAGCGATAAGGCAGACGCAACTAGGATGGTAATTTCTGATAAGCGTAGTCACAAATCGCTAACAGGAAGTGAGATTGAGAAAATCTACAATTGGACACTTGAAAACTAAATGGGTATGCAGTCAATTTACTCCGTTTCCAAATGAAACATTAGAATGAAAGACTTACTAAAACAGGCATTCCAAGCAGGAAGAGACTTTGGACATGCAATGGGAACTGGAAGACCAACATACGGATTGACATTTGATGAATGGTATTCTGAAAAAGCAAAGCAAGCATTAAGTATAGCCAAGCTTCATAGTACAGGCAAGGATGAACTAACTAAAACTGATTGAGATGGAACACTTGGATATAGTGATTTGGATAATAGGATATTCGATAGCCGTAGAAGTAGGAAAAGTAAGCGATTCATACGTTGCTAAAAATAACGGTGAACGATATACGCCTAAAGGTATAAGTGACGCTTCAATTTCTATTTTCCTGATTGTACTAGTATTGCTAATAATATTCTAACGACATAATGGGGAGAAATGAAAACACGAGATGAAATAGAGGCGATCGCTTTGGAGTTTTATCCTAAAGAACCCGTAGGATTAAGGGCTGATAAAAATGGTAATTACACCGATGATAGTGAAGTTATTTATTCGGGTGGATGTAAAAGAGAAGCCTTCATCAAAGGATACGAACTAGCCCAACAGAACCAAACCAAATGCGGCTTGTGCGTTGAACCAGCTACGGAATTGACAAACGAAAAACATTCTGAAAGCCTTGATACCAAAGAAAATGAGGGTTCGGAATTACCAAAGGAAAAGTACTAAGATGAAACGCTATCAAGTAAGACGCTGGGATAAGCGCAACACGCTACAATTTAAGAAGTTTGCATACCCACTGTGGTTTATGATGAACTTAGTTACTATAGGATTAATTTATTCAATGACAATTTAAAGACAGGAACAATGACAGAAGAAGAAGCAAACAAGAAATTATCAGAGATAGTTAAGTCTATGGCTGAACTTGGAACATACGGTGGGGAATATCTTGAAGGAACACCATTAAATATGATATTCTTAGGATTATCTACAGCACTATTATGCACTGGAGGTGTAAATCAAGATGATATTGATAACGATATGGCTAGATCGTCAGTTGACCTACTTGAAGCATTGGAGTCTGTTATTCAATCTTCCAGGCTTTTGAAAGAGATTGACATACAGAATCAGATAAACGACCTATTTAAATAATTCGTAATGGGGTGGATTAAGATTGACAGGAACATAACTGAGCATTGGTTGTGGACTGACGAGAAGAAACTGAAGTGGTGGTTGACCATACTTCTTGATGTGAATTACTCGGACAGGAAGATGGCACTTGGGTACAATACCTATGAGATAAAACGTGGTCAATCACCTAACAGTATAAGGACTTGGGCAAGCATTTTTAAGACAGGAACGAAGTCAGTTGTAAGGTTCTTGGATATGCTTGAGAAAGAGGGTTTGATAACGAAGGAAACAATAGGAAATGGGAAACACTCAACAACACTCGTAACTGTCTGTAAATACGATAGTTACGACCACTCAGGAAACACAAAGGAAACGCAAGAGACAACAGTAAGTACCACGCAAGTGGATACGCAAGTGGATACGCAAGGGGGTGACATAAGAAGAAAGGAAGAAAGAAAAGAAGGAAAAAAAGAAACAAATAACATAAATGCTCCAAGCATAAACGAGGTGATTGAGTATGTTGTAGAATGTGGGTATCCTCAATCCATTGCAGAGAAATTCCACGCACACTACACTGTAAGAGGGTGGGTTGTAAAGGATGGTTCTAAGGTTGATAATTGGAAGGCTCTTATGAACAACACTTGGTTCAAGAATAAGAAGAAGTCAGTTGTCAAAGCCCCACCGTTAGAGCCTGGTTGGAAGTATGTTGGACTGTCTGAGGCTTATGATATTGTACGTGATCAAAATAATGTAAGTTTGTCCGAGCAAGTGAAGATTGGTGCAGGAGATGATTTCGTAAGGGAGATGATGAACAGAAACCCATCTTACCACAATGTAGGTGAAGGATGGAAATACAGAAAGACCACATGAAGAAACTGTTTGAAAGAGAGATAAGCATTTACGAGAGCCTGTATGATGTGGATTCAAGCCATG